GGGCAGCGGTAAAGGCGGAACGGTTGCCGGACTTGGCGGCAGCTTCCTCCATCAACGTGCGGCGGAGATCCTGTTCTAAGAAATACAGCTGGGGGATGGGGCCGACGGCTTTTTCCCATTCATAGGGGTTTTTGCTGACAGCGTTATAAATGGCGGCTTCGTCCTCGTCCAGCGCGTGGACGATCTGCAAAACGCGGGTGAGGGCCTGTTCAGTGTTCAGCATGGCGATTCTCTCCTTTTCTGTTCAGATTTTGATTTTTTATATATGGCGCTCCAAGCGGCATTTTTGCCGGTCTACCATTTTTCGCCGATGTCAATATAGATGAGAACGCGCATGAGGTGGTAGACGATGGTCGAGACGCCAACGAAGACGAAAAAATTGGTCATGGGGGGGTTCCTTTCCAGGAAGGCGGTGCGCCTCCCCGGTTCCGTTGGTGGTTGGTGTTCGTGGTGTTCAGTCGGATTTTCTGAGTGTTTCTATCTTTTTTACCAAATTTTCAATGGTGAATGTACCTCGCAGCGGCCTTTCTAACTCCGCATGGCGGTAAAGGACAGAAAATATGCACAACTCGCCGCCTTGTTTTTTCTCAATTTTGTAATAGCGAACACCGGCGTCTTTTTCAAAGAATTTTCTCATTTCTGGCGCAGTGGCTTTAATTTTAATATAGCTTTCCATGTTAGGCGTCTCCTTTTTTGCGTGTATTTCAGGTGGATTTTCGGGCGGCGGTCTTGCGTACTGGCAAGAGGCCTCCGAAGCCGTCCTCGCTTCCGGGCGGTTTTGTGTTGTTGTTCAGGCGTATAGGATTTTCGAGGTGCCGAGGACGCGGCACTGGATCGAACAATCCGGGGCGTTCTTTTTATTCAGGTCGATCCATGACTTCACGGCGGGGAGAAGATCGTCATTGTAGACGGGCGCATAAACCAGGCGGTTAAACAGCTCGCCGGTGTTCAGGCTCATGGGCTTATGCTGTTTGTCCCTGGGGCCTTTGAAGTAAACCATAAACATTGGGTTGTCCTTTCATGCCCTCGTACCTCCGGGGCGGGCTGTTCAGTTCTTAATTTCATTGTAGCAGGGTGTGCCAAGGGGGTTTTTTCCGCTGTTCAGGCAAGGCGGAGGACCTGACGGGCGGCGCGTTCGGCGTTGTCGGTGAGCTGGCGCTGCCATGCCTGATTTTTAGGAGACCAGCGGAAGCCGTTTTGCTTCAAAGCGGCGCGGGTGTCGGCGTCGGGGATGGCGTCAAAGAGGATTTGGAGTCTGTTCAGGTCAATATTGCGGACGATCTGGCCACCGTCAAAGGCGGTGCCGGTCTGAGACTCGGCGGCCTGCTGTTCTCTGCGGTCAAGCTCCGCAAGGCGCTGTTCTGTCCGCTCGATCTTGCCCCGGATGCTGGACAACTCGTAAGCGGGGAAGGGGGATCCGTACAGAGAGATGGGGGAGCCGTCACCGGAGGCGAACACGCCGGGACGGGTCAGCCATGCGCGGTTTTTCTCGCTGAGACCGGGGCAGCCTTCCAGCGTTTTGTGCTTGCGATAATAGGCGTTGGCGGTTTTGGCGTCCTCCAACATCTGGCGTTGGCTGTTCAGACGCTCGGTGAGCATTTCGCGGGCGTGGGGGTCTGCCAGATCCACCGGGCCGGTGCCGACGCTGCGGATCTTGTCCAGAATCGCCTCAATCTGCCGGTATTCCTCCCACAGCGAGTCCTCGCGGGACATTTGGCGGTTGTGCTTGCGCATATTGAAGTTGCCCGCCCCGGCGATAAACTGGCTGGGATAGCTGGCCTGGTTGCGGTTGTAATCGTTCGTCCACTGGGCAAGGCGGCGGGCGTAGCTGTTCAGCAGGGCGTCCAGCTTGTCATGATAAAAGGCGCTGACGCGGGCCTTCTGCTGTTCTACCATTTGGGCGGCCTTGTTCACGGCATTTCGATAACTGGCCGTGGCGCTGCCGGGTTTGTAGTCGCTCATGTGGATGCAATAGTGGGCGTTCCGGGCGGTTTCCTCGTCGATGGAACCATAAGGCGGGACCGTTTCAGGCCGATTTTCCGGGGTGGGCTGTTCTGCCTGTTCTGCAGTGGTGGCCTCCGGCTGTTCTGTGGGCGCTTCTGCGCCTGCGCCGGTGGCGGGGGTCTGCTGTTCGGGCTGCTGGGTGGTGGTGCTGGGCTGTGCGGTGGCGGCGGTGGGCTGTTCAGCCCGGAGACCGTCAGCAACGGAGCGGTAAAAGGCTTGCGTTTCTTTCGTATCCTTGACGGTCTGGCAGTCCTCGCCAAAGTCCCATGTATAGCGCTTGATCGTCACGTCCAGGCTGTCCGCCTCGCTTGCAAAATAGGCGGCAATGTGTTCTGTGTGGGGGAAGGTCTTGATTTCGATTTCCGCGTGCTCCTGGTTCCACTGGTTCGCGGCGGCCCGCTTGTCCCGGCTGTTCACAAAGGCGTGAATGGGCCAGAAGCAAATATTATCTTTTGCGGTGCTCAACTCGCCGTTGCGCTTGATGCGCCGGAGGCAGTGATCCCGGCCGCTCCAATTCGGATCGCCGGGGGTGTGCTCGACGAAATAAAGGCCGTTGTCATTCTTGAAGTATGCGCCGGTGATCTCCACCACGTCGCCGGTTTTCATGGTGCGGTTGTTCTTGTCAGTCATAGTAAAATCCTCCTAAAATGTGTTTTGAATGTGTAGATTTTGGCTTTCTGGGGTGCCGTCGCTTTTATCGGTGCGGCGGCTCCAAGGTGTCCGGGGGTGCTGTTCAGGCGTAAACTTTGCCGTTGGCGCCGGTCTGGTAGCGCTTGAAGATCATAACCGGGTCCTTCAGCAGGGCGGCGGCGTCCTCGATATAGGAAGCGGAAAAGCAGCCGTATTTACTGCGGGTGATCTTGACTTTCTCGTCCTCCTTCAGGGTTTCATGTGTGGCGGTTTCCGGCAGCTCCTGCCAGCCGTTGAAGATCAGCAGGGAGGACGAACCGCAAAACAGCTGGCCGCGGGTGGAGCGCTTGCGGTATGGGGTGTAGGTCAGGCGCACGGCGTCGGCGTGCTGGGCGTAAGTGGTGAGGGTGTAGCCGTGAAAGGTGATTTTCTCCGCAATGGGGAAACCGAACTCGGAGAGATATACAAGGGTATATTTCCGGCCCGGAACCAGTCCGGCGGCGTCCACAGCTTTTTGCAGGGGTTCGGCGTACTGCTGGACCATGGAATGAAACGCGGTCAGCGCGGCGGCCTCCGTTGTAACGGTGGTGTGGTTCAGCTCGTCGCCGTTCTCGATGAGGGCGGCCACCTCGATTTGACCGCCCAGGGGCCGCAGGTCCGCGGCGTTGATGATGACTTTCCGGCGGAGGGTGTAGCCGCCGCCGATCTCGGCATGATAAAGACTGTTAAACATGGGGCGTTACCTCCTGGTTTCGTTATCGAGGGCGGCCAGTGCGGCGGCCATGCCCTGCTCAAAAATGCGGGTGTTCTCTGCGCTGGACTTTGAAAGATCGTTGGAGTAGTTGCAGGCGGGCCAGAGCGGGCAGGCACACGCGCCGCGGCCGGGGTTGTAGTGCTGATTGCAAATGGTTTCGAGGCGTTCGCCGGTCTCGGCGGGAATGTAAAGCCATGACATTTTGCGATCCTCCTTTCAGCGGGTGGGGCTGTTCTGGTGAAGCAGGTCGGAGACGGTGCAGCCCCGGAGCCGGTGCGCCTCGATATAGGCGGGACGCTGGGCCGTCGGAATGGCGGGTAGGTTGTCCAGCAGGTAGGAAACGAACCGGGCAGCCTGTTCACGGTCTACCGGCTGCCAGCCGGAAAAATGGTTGTAAATTTCGATTTTCATGGGGGTTCCTCCTTCTTTGTTCAGATAAGGCCGTTTTCCCGGAACTCCCGCAGGAGACCGAAACGGCGGGCCAGCCGTTCCAGACGGTCGGCAATCTCTGCGACTTCTTCCCAGCTTTGCGCCTGTTCGGCGGCTTTCTGCTGGGCCATGATCGCCGCATCACGGGCGGCGGCTTTGCGGGTTTTATAAGTGGTCATTTTGTGATCCTCCTTGATTTTGATTTAGCGGCGGGCCTCGATGAGATCCACCACGCGGAACATCAGGCGGGCAAAGGTGCCAGCGCCCAGAACGAGGATAAAAAGGTGAAAACTCATGATTGCGGCCTCCTGTCGGTTTCGTTTTGTTCCCTTGATGTTTATAGTATAAACGATAATGTTTATAATGTCAATAGGTAAATTTAAATCTTACCGTTTATTTTCAAAAAACAATAGTTGACAATGCAAACGGGAACGTTTATATTAAAAAGCGAAAAGGGGTGATATTGTGCCGACATCGGAGCAGATCAAAATTTTATGCGTAAAGCTGGGGATCAGTGTTTCAGAGTTGGCGAGGCGCTGCGGGAGCAGCCCACAGGCGTTTTCACAAAAAATGAAGCGGGAGGGGTTTACCCCTGCGGATTTAAAGGACGTTGCCGGGGCCGTTGGCTGTGGGTTTGAAAGTGCGTTTATTTTGCCCAGCGGGGAACGTGTGACGGATTGAAAAAAACGGCATAAAAAAGCAGCGGCCCGGAGTTTTTCCGGGTCGCTGTTCTGCGTTTTGGGGTTAGTCGGCGGGCTGTTCGCCCAGCTGGGACAAAATAAAGGCTTTGATTTCGGCGTTGGGCGTGGTGCCGCGTTCGGCGCAAATGGCCTTATAGCGTTCCCCCGTCTGGCGGTCCATCCGGCAGGCAAGCACAATTTGCGCCTTGTTTTTATACTTGTTTTCCGCCCGTCTTTGGGCGTCTGTTCTGGTGGTGCTGGTTCTGGGTCTGGGCATGGGTTTACCTCGCTTTCATAGGGTGGAGCGGCCCGGAGTTTTTCCGGGTCGCTGTTCTGGGCGGTCAGATGCTCAGCAGGGCGGCACCGTTAACGGTGATCCGTGCCTCGTCCGGGTGGGCATCGTTCCAGGCGTTTTTAAAAGTTCAGGCATTAAAACGGAAATCCGGCAGGCCGGGGAAGGGGATCAGCTCGCCGGCCTCGCCGAGCACGTTACACACGGCCAGAGCGGAAGCGCGGGAGATCGGCAGAAAATAGAGCCGCTGGATCTCGCGCATGATGGCGTTGTGTGCGTCCTGTTCCGGGGTGGTGGGCATCAGCGGAGCCAGAAACGCGAGCGGGTCCGCCTCCGGCGCTGCCTGGGTGCGCTCTATCTCCGCCACGATGGCGGCTGGATCACCGCCCAGCGTGTAAAGGTAGCCACTTGCAGCGGCTCCATATTGGGCCTCGTACCTTTCCAATAAATCCGACATTTTAACATCCTTTCCCCGGCGGAGCGGCCGCCGGTCCGGTGGTTTGGTGCTATCCTCTTGACATCTAATATTATAGGCGAGGCGGGCACAGAAAAGCAAGGGGTTTACCCCATAAATATTATACAAAATATGGGGTTTACTTTTGTTGGAATTGACTATTGAAATATGGGGTTTACCCATATATAAAAAGATCATAAAGAACAGGACAACACCACGGAGGCCCACCGGGCCGGAAAGGATTACAAAATGGATTACAGCAAAATGAGCATGGACAAGCTCCGCGAGCTGATCGCCTGGGCCGATGACCGGGCAGCATACCGGAGGGCCTGCGGGACGATCTCCGGCACGGCATACGCCGAGGATGAAACCGCAGTAAGGGCAGCACTCGCAGAAATCAACCGCCGCGCACGGGCGACCGCATAAGGAAGAGGAGGAACACGAAATGAAAAAGAGTTTTTTTGACACGATCCCCGGCGTTGTCCGCCTCGACTCCCGCGTTGCTATCTACGTGCCCAGCACCACCGAAACCGACCACCCCACCGACAACCGGCAGCAGGTGGAGGAAGTCGCCGCGAAACTGTCCGCCATGTTTGGCGGAGCCACCGCCACCGAGGCCCGCGGCTACTGGGTGAGCCAGTCCGCCGGACTCGTGGGCGAGGCCGTCACCATCGTTTACAGCAATGCATCAGCGGAGGACATCGAGCGCCACGGCGCCGAAATTGTCGCCATCTGCCACAAGATCAAACGCGAGATGAAACAAGAGGCCGTCAGCCTTGAGATCAACGGCGAACTGTTCCTTGTATGATCTCCGCCGCCCCCTATACCATACACCACAGCCCGCAGGGAATGCCCCCCGCGGGCTTTTCTCGTGCCCTCTGAGCAATACTGCCCAGCACCGCACCACAGACCCACGCCGCGCAGCCGCTTGCATCCTGGGCCATGGCAGAGGGCTATTTTTAACCCCTATGCGCGCGGGCGCGTTTATTGCGGGCGCGGTCTATTATAGTACCCTAAAACGTACCCCATAACCCCCCGGACGCTTTACCCCAATGAAGAAAAGCGCGGAGCACTCCCGCAGACCCGGAAGCAATGGACAAGGGAAAAAGGGGAAGGGGTGGAGGAGTCACCCGCGGCGGTCTGTTCCGGCTGATTGCATCAGATCGGCCACCACGGCCACCGCCGACCATGCCAGACCGGGAACCGTCAGCGGACCAGCCGCCGACCATCGGAGGACGGCCACCACCACCGCCACCGAGGACCAGAGAACCGGCAGCGGCCCCGGCTCCCGCCGCCTTTCGTCAGGTTGCACAAGGGCGGCATGGGCTGTTGTTGCATTTACCACCAAAAAAGGCGGTAACTGTTGCCCTAATTGCTTATTATGGCAACAGTTTAGGCATTTGCAACAGGTTTTTGCCCTCTCCGAGACCCGCCCAGCGGCCCCCGTTCCGCTCCAATGGCACCGGCTGACCGGCTGACCAGCTGACCACGGCCCCGGCTGGGTGGGGGGTGGTTTACAGACCTGGCCACCGGATCGGCGCAGAATCTCTCCACAACTCTTCCCCCTCCTCTCACGTTCTCTTCAACCCACGTTCTCATCCCCGTCGCCCTTCCTTTCCCTTTAAAGGGGGGGTAGTTTAGAAAACCGGGGGCAAAAAACGGAAAAGTCAAAAAGGGGTCAAAAAAAATTTTTATAAAAACGCTTCGCTTATGTGGGGAATACGTGCTTAGGTTGCGCGGTGCGGGCGGGGCGCAGGCGGTCGGTAGGTGACGTGCTGGTAGGCGGTAGGTGAAGCGGGTGTGCAAAAACCCTATTGGAGGGGGTTGCTATGCTAAAGATAGGAGAACTTTTGTGAAGCCATGGCAATGGAGGTGAGCGTGAATGCAAAGCGGGAGTTCTGAGCGCTGTGTGTCATTGTTTGAGTTTTGGGGAGACAAGAGCCAGTATGCGGCGTGGCTGCAAGGGGAGTTTGCTGAAGAAGCGGATTTCCATGCCCATACGCTAAACGCTTTGCGGGTGGCGATGGACGAAGAACTGACGGATACACAGAGGAAGTATATGGAGATGTTTTTCGTCTATGGCATGAGCATGAAGGATATCGGTCAAGAGTTGGGGGTAGCCAAGGCAACAGTCAGCAGGACGATCAATTGTGGTCTGGATAGACTGTACCATGTCCTCCGCTACGCGAACCCCCGATACCTGACCTTTCCGAAAAGCCGCACGGCAGCATCTCTAAAGAAGGGGCGCAAGCAGCGGGAGAAAGGGTCTTAGACTGAGACGAGAGATATTGTGCCAAAAACAGGGGGTGTATGTATGGCATATAAGCGGAAATACAGGCAGGGGGCGCGGGTCAAGAGCATTGAGGACTTTCTGCATTCCCCGGAGACGCAGTATTTTTTCTGGCTTGGGAGGACGCTTCATAAACAAGTATTTATGCACTGGCAGCTTGATCTGCTTATCAGGGTTATCGGCGGAGGACTCCTTTACTTTGCAGACAAGAACGTTCCGGCTGATGGAGATGCGAAATGAGCTGCTATGGGTGTATCTGCAACAACTGTCTCTATAACTGCGAGTTATTCAGCGCATACTTCACGCCGGGAGAGATCAAGGACGTGGAGGACGTCTGCTATTGCTGTGATGAGTGCGAGTGGTTCGATGGGGACTATACGAAGCGGAGCCAATGGCGAAAATCGTGTGAAAAATTTCGCCTACCGGCGAAGTATAAAGAGCATCTGGAACAGATGAAGCAGAAGGAGGCTCGTGTGGCGGTCAAGCGCCGCATGGCATTTACCGTAATCAAGGGAGGGAAAAAGGATGGATAGCTTGAATGCAAGCAGGATAGCTGGCGGGAACAGTGCGTATGGGCGGAGTCAGTCAGACTTCTATCCCACCCCGCCGGATGTGACGGTGGCACTTATGCGCTTTTTGAATCTTCCGCGCACAACGTCCGTGTGGGAACCGGCAACGGGAGAGGGCGATATGGTCGGTGTGCTGCAAACTTACTTTGAGACCGTCTATGCAACAGACATTCTGGATGGGACGGACTTCTTGAAGTCCAGCATTGACGCGGCTGATTGGATTATCACGAACCCACCTTTCTCACTGGCGGAGGCGTTTATCCGCAGAGCAGCGGAGCTGGGAAAGCCATTTGCGTTCCTGCTCAAGTCGCAGTATTGGAACGCAACGTGCCGGCGGAAGCTGTTTGACGAGATCCCGCCCAGTTACATTCTGCCGCTGACGTGGCGCCCGGATTTCTTTTTCAAGAAGCGGATGCCCGGAGAGAAGGGAAGTCCGCTGATGGACGTGATGTGGTGCGTCTGGCTGACACCATGGAAGAATGATATTCAGACAGTGTACCGTCCGCTTACGCGGCCGGAGATGGGGGCAGGAAATAAAAATGGCTAAACTGGCGGTGCTGTTATTTCTTCCGCTCTGCCTTTGTGGGTGGGCCTGTTACGGCATCTGCAAAGAATGGGACAAGGGCGCGCTGGCGTTTCTGATGCTGCTGCTGACCGGCGCGGCGTTCCAGTGCGGGTTTTCTTTGTGTCAGATGATTTTTTGAATTAAAGGGGGAATTTTTGATGAAGTATGATTTTCGTGTCGGGGACTACGTTGAAGATGTTGCTGGTCGGGTCGGTTATATCCAGTCCATCTGCCAATGTGAGCAGTGCAAGGTGCGCGGTTTCTACGAGCCTTTCGTCCTGTATAAGGACGGCAATAGTGATTGCATCACGGTTTATGAGTATGAGAAAGGGTTTCCGGGGTACAAACGCATTGGTCAGTATGATTTTACTAAGAAGGCTGAAGATAAGGATGATGACAAGATTGAGCATTTGGATTATGCTCAACGTTTTATGCGTGGATCTACGATTGACACTACCTTGATCAGTTACATGAAGAAAATCAACGAGCTTGTGGATGCTGTCAATGAACTGCGTATGCGGGATGCAAAGGAGAGTAAGAATGGTTGAATACATCAGAGTTGTAAGCAAGCAGCGGCCCGCAAAGCGGGCGTTTAATATGCAGGTCGGGGCGCACCTTCGTGTGTATATTGCCGGGAAGATCACTGGGGATGTGAACTACCGGGAGAAGTTTTCCAAGGCAGAGCAGGCCCTCACTGCCATGGGACATTGCGTCCTGAACCCGGCCCACCTGCCCGAAGGCATGGAGCAGGGCGATTATATGCGTATCTGCTTTTCCATGATCGACTGTGCGGACTGTGTGGTTCTGCTGCCGGACTGGCGTGAGAGTTCCGGGGCACGGTTGGAGCGAGCCTACGCCGAGAAGATTGGGAAAGAGGTTGTTGTGGCAGATCAGGGCAGGATCGATGAGTTTTTGGAGAAGATGGAAAGGGGGAGATAAAAATGGGAATGACAGTTTTATGCTGGAAAACCGGGCGGAGCATTGACCTTGGCTATTTTGGATTTAAGCGACTGAGGGATAAGGTCGCAGAGTTGTACGGCGGTGTATTTTGGGATCACTATCAGGGCATTGACAAAGCCCCCTTTATGGGAGAAGCACGGAAGCAGTATTTTGATGCCTTCGACAAAAGGACAGAAGAGCTAATCCGAGAGAAAAAGGCTTCTGTAAAAATAGTGGATTTTTTGCTTCAACCGGACGCTGGCGGTAGTATCCACTATGGGGCCTGCAAGGAGATCCTAAAGGTGATTGGAGACTATGATGATGAAATTCACTACGGCTACTCTGGAAGAAAAGACTGCGCCATGTTCCGGGATTTCAAGGCTATTTTGACAGATTGCGCAGTCCACAAATGCGATATGGTTTGGAGGTAATCAGATGGAGCGATTGACCTATTGGAACGAAGAATACGGGTGTTGGTCTTATCATTGCGGAAGCGGTGAGGCGGCAAACCGCCTTGCCGCCTACGAAGAGACGGGGCTGACGCCGCAGGCGTGCGCTGAGGCACGGGAAGCTGGAAAGGTGCTTTCCAGCTGCGACATATCATTCAGAAGGCTTGCGGAACTGCTGACAGCCGACAGAGCCGGTCGGCTGGTGGTGCCGCCGTGCAAGGCGGGAGATACGGTGTATGAGGTTACAAGTCGAAAAACCATAAGCGAATACCGAGTAAAGGCAATTCGTGTGGAATTGTTTTGTACATTCATTGAATGGGATATCGTAGCCGGGTTTGTTGATAAATCCATTTTCGGCGTACCAGTTGATGAAATCGGCAAGACCGTATTTCTGACCCGTGAAGAAGCGAAGAAAGCATTGGAGGCGATGAAATAGTGGATTGCTTTAATTATTCATGCCCTTTTCGAGAAAACACGTCAAGTAGTTGCAATAGGTGTGAGTGTGTAGCCTGCCAAAACAGAAGTGAGGCTGTAACATATATTGCAAGCAACCGCACATTGACAGAGACGGATATGAGAGCATTGGAGGCGATGAAGGATGAGTAAGGCTGTTATGCTGAGCATCCGCCCGCAGTGGTGTCAAAAGATTACCTCTGGCGAAAAGACTATCGAAGTCCGCAAGACCAAGCCGAAGCTGGAAACGCCGTTTAAGTGCTATATCTACTGCACAAGAGACAAGCACCTTGCGTTTATGCAGAATCAGACAGGCACAAACCTGATTGCCTGCATGGATGTGGATGCGGCAATCCCAGTGGGCGGTGCCATAGGAAACGGCAAGGTTATAGGCGAGTTTACCTGTGAGCGGATCGCCCCGATCACATACGATGGCGGCAGGCTATGGTGTCCGACAAATGCCGCCTTTTCCCCTGCGACGTGCTTATCTCAGGCAGAAATTATAGCTTATATCGGCGATAAGGGGCGTTGTTACGGCTGGCATATCTCCGACCTGCTGATCTATGACCAACCGCGGGAACTAAGCGAGTTCCAGCGTGCAACTGACCCGTGCGATTCTTGCTATGCAGAATACACATGGGAATGCACGGACTGCAAAAAATTTGGCGGTAACATTAAGCGTCCGCCCCAAAGCTGGTGCTATGTGGACGATGCAAATGCTTAAATTTACTCACGAAATTACTCACGATGTTTAAGTGCGTTGAAAACAAAGGTACATAGATATTTTTGGGACAGTTCGAATCCTTCACCCGCTGCCAGATGAAAGAAATCCTGCAATCGTTGAGATTGCAGGATTTTCTTTATATATCAACGGGTTCAGCCGTTTTTGAATGGTAAAAATATTTTCCATAGGGTAAATAGAAATTGCTTTTCAAAGGGGTTTTATCTCGAAATTTACTCACGGAATTACTCACGAATTTTGCGCGGGTCAGGATGGGGCGGAAGTCTCGTCCGGGTCCGCGCTTTTTTCTTTTCCCCGGTTTTCGTAGAACTGGTACATCTTGTCCTGCTTGGCCTCGATGTCCTTCTGGTAGAGGTGGGTATAAACATCGTGCATGACCGTGTAATCGGACCAGCCGCCGATGCGCATACATTCTTCCTCCCGATAGCCAAGGTGGTAGGCGAGGGAAGCAAAACTGTGGCGAAGGCCGTGAACGCCGACCTCCGGCAATCCGGCATCTGCACAGATACGATTGATAGATCGTATGAGCGAGTTTGGGGCGGTGTGAGAGATCAGATCGTCGGGGGCAGCGTCCGCCGGCTTTACAAGAAGTTCCTCAAGGCGAGGAATCAGGATGGGGACCGTCCGGGCAGAGGTTTTGCTTTTGGCGGAGTTCTTAATGACGTACTGGTTATGCTCATTGGGAACCAAGACCTGGTTGATGGTAAAGCAGTGGTGGGGCAAATCGACATCCTTCCAGCGGAGAGCCAGCAGTTCACTGCGGCGCAGGCTCATGAGGGCCAGCAGGGATTCCGTTTCAATGCGGTTGCCGCGGCAGGCGTCGCAGAAGGTGAGAATTTGGTCCGGGTCCAGCCATTTCCGTTCGTGGATCTCCTGCTGGGGGAGCTTGACCTTCGGCACGTCCAGACCGCTTTCCCGCAGAACGGAGCCGACAAACAGCCAAGCGTTTTTCAGCGTCTTGTATTTGCACAGGGGCGCCTCGTTGTCGCAGACCTTCTGCCAGTCGATCCCATTGTGGAGGGTCAGGTCCGCCACGCTCTGAAAGCGGTTTTTCTGGACAATGCGGTAGGCCCGTATAGTAGTCGGGGAAAGGGAGTTTTGCCGCCGGTCAATATAACGGTCAATGGCGGTGCGCAGGGTAAGCCCCTTTTCAACGGATTGCTTTTTGACCTCAAGGAAGCCGGCGCGGATGGCGATGGCCTTGGCCGTGCACAGCTCCGGTGTCTTTTCCGTGATGGACTGCTTTTCCTGACGAAGCTGGATGCGCCACATACCGGAGGGAAGCTGCGTGGGGGAGGGGACTTTGATCTCGTCCTTCTTTTTGCGCTCCCTGATCTGGCGTTCGCCGCACCACTTGCAGAAGATAGAATCATCGTCAATGACGCGCTTACAGTTTTTGCATTTCATGCGCACACCTCCCGTGTGTATCAGCCGTGGAAGAAACCGAAATCCAGACAGTGCAAATCCAGATATGCGGCGTAAGCCAGGGTGCAGATCAGCAGGACCAACATCCATCGCAAAAGACGGTCCCGGTTGCGGATGCCGTGGGACTGACGTTCCACAAATTCCCGGAGAAGTTCGTTCTGGGCGTTCAGGCCGTTGATCTCCTGACGGTAGACATCCAGTTCCCGGCTTACGATTTCCTCTATGGTTTCCGGGGGCGGAGAATCTTCCGTTGGTTCCATCCCCAAAAACTGGTCAATGGAAATTCCGAGAAAGGCGCAGATGGGGCCGAGAGTTTCCAACGTAGGGGAATGGGTGGTGGCACGGAACATGTTGTTCACCGTGTTGAGAGGAACTCCGCTGCCGTCCGCAATTTCCTTGTTCGTGATGTGTTTTTCCTCTTTTGCCGCGCGGCACTGATCAATCAATGACAGCATACGAAGAGCACCTCCTTGTTGAAAATTGCCGAAATGTTTAGACTGACAGTAGAAATCGTGTGTATCAACACCGAAATCGTGTGTATTAAGACTATCAAACTTGAGGTTTTGATGGTACGATAAAAGCAGACCTACCGCACCCCCAAGCAGCAGGTCTTAACGGGCCGCCGCTTTCGTGGCTGGAGCGGCGGCTCTCCATCACAGCTTCAGGGGGCAAGGGAGAAAACGGAACGGATGGGGAGAAAGGACTTGTATGTGTAGAAATGGAATCAACAGGAGCAGACCTTCATACCGACGTGGGTCTCCGTAAGGAATTGAAACACCAGATCAAAGGACTGTCGGATGAAAGCATGAAAAAGCTGTGGGAAGCTATTCAATGCGGGGTGTTCGGCGCACCGCTGGAAACCGGAAATTAGGTAGTGGGCTTCCCCTGACGGCTTTTTAAAAACTCAACGTACTGCGCAAGGTCGGCCAGCTGGCCAGCCTCGCAGGAATCGACAAAATCATAAATTGACTGCGCGTAGGCGCTGCCCGTCCCGCTTTTGGCGGGGCGGGTATTTTTTTTGGCCTGACCATCAGCCGCAGCCTCGATGGTCTGAATAAAGGTCAGGTCATGAAGGGATTCCCGCAGGCCGTCGATCTCCACGGCAAGATCCTGCCGTTCATCTTCGTCTTTGCATTTAGCCCACTTTTTTGTGAGTTTTTCGATCCTGTATTTGGTCATGTCAACTTGAGCATCCGGCGTGTAGCCAAGAATATAGCCGGGTTCAACGTTAAAATACTTGCAAATCAGATTCAGTGTATCCTCGCGCGGAGCGGCCCCATTTTTCCATTGTGTAACGGATGCCGATGAAAAGCCGATTTCTTTTGCGACACCGTTAGGCGATTTTTTTGCTTTTCGACAAAGCATTTCATATTGGTCAAAAAACATAATTCAAACCCTCATAAAATGTTTATAATGCCAAATCTCACTAAAAACGAGATTTCGAGTTGACTTCTCGTTATTAACGAGGTATCATATATTTGTGCTCAGGCAAAGCACAACAGCTTGGCCCCTCATAGAGCGGCGTTTTTCAATATTTCTGGCAGTTTTATTGTATCGTCACTTTATGAGGTTGTCAAGCAAAAACACAGTAATTATGAGATTTTGAGCAGAGGAAGTGAGAAAATGACGTTGAGAGACCTGCGGCGTAATGTTTCTTTGACGCAGGAGGGCGTGGCTGCGGCCTTGATGCTGAGCCAGACGGTTGTAAGCAAATGGGAGACCGGAAAGTGGGCACCTGCGAAAAAGGTCCGGCCCACGCTGGCTGCGATGTACCGGGTCCCCCTTCCGGTGTTGGAGCGGTGCATCTTGGAGACCTGTGGGAAGGAGGTTCCCGAGAATGAATGAATTGCAAGTTTTTCGCTACCAAGACAATGAGGTACGAGCGGTGGAAGTCAATGGCGAACCGTGGTTTGTCCTGAAAGATGTGTGCGCTGTGTTAGGAATTGGCAACAGCCGCATGGTTTTCGACCGTTTAGACAGTGATGAAAAGGGTGTCAGCCAAATTGACACCCCCGGCGGATTGCAAAATGTGAACATTATCAACGAGAGCGGCCTTTACAATGTAATTCTCCGCTCAGACAAGCCAGAGGCAAAGCCCTTCCGCAAGTGGGTAACAAGCGAAGTTCTCCCATCTATCCGAAAGACCGGCGGTTACGGTCAAAAGGCGCTATCCCCCGTGGAGATGTTTTCCCTTCAGGCTCAGATCAACGTGGAGCAGGAGCGGCGGCTGAAAGCCGTAGAGCAGAAGCAGGCCGTTTTGGACGGCGTGATGGATGTAATGGCGGCGCCCATGCTGGCAGAGGATGGGTGGCAGGAGAAAGCACAGAAAGCCATCAATACGGCAGTCGAACGGTTTCAGACGAATCACCAGACATTCCGGGCAGAACTCTATGAGGACGTGGAGCGGGTCGGCCATGTGGATCTGGAAACCCGGCAGACACGGCTTCGCAAGCGCATGAAGAACGCCGGGGCTACGGCTACGGAGTGCAAAGGCGTTTCTAAACTCCATGTGATCGCGAGAGACCCTAAGCTGCGGCCAGTATTTGAAACGCTGCTGAAGCAGAAGGTGATCCGCATGGCAAAAGAGCGGGGGATGGAGTATTAAATCACGAAAGGGGGCGGCGGGATGCCGCGGGTAAAGCTGGGGCGGAAGCCCAATGACGAGGTTTTGATCTCACTGCTGTGGGGCAGACAGGCCGCTATGGGGATGCCGGTGGGCACCATGGCGGAAAAGGCGGGCATGACGCCGCAGACCCTACGGGCGCGGAAGAAGTCCCCGCAGGACTTTTCGCTGAAGGAACTATTGAAGCTGGGGCGGGCACTGGACATCCCCATTGAGGAATTGCGAGATGCCATCCGCTACTGAAAGGAGTCGGGAAACCATGATACAGGGGACAAAGTATGTCAGCGCCAAGACGCTGGAAGCCATTGAAAAGGCACTGGCCCACGGAGACCGGGTGGAGCTGATCCCGGTGAAGGACGGTGTGAAGGTGATCCGCGTCCGGCGGGACGAGATCAAGTAAGCCTATGGGAAAAGTGAATGAGATGCCTGTCCCTAAGCGTTGGGACAGAGGAGCAGAGCGTTGCTGATGGAACCGGGAGACCGGTGTCTATTCGGCGGCGCTTTTTGTTTTTGCTGTAAGGAGACGGAAATTTGATGAAAACCTTTGAGGAATACGAGGCGGAGGCCGCATGGGAAGCCCACTTGGAAAACGCCCTTCGCGTGGCACGGCGGGAAGCTGCGGAGCGTAGGCGGAAGGCCATTCGCAAGGCGCTGCTGCTGTGGGGCGCTGTGGCGCTGGTTCTGGCAGCACTGTGGCTGACGCGGGAGACCGGGAAGCCGGAGCCGGAGGCACCGACCGTGACGGCGGGACGGCTGGCTGGGGACGAGACACCGGCGGTGGAGTACGCTTCGCTGGTCCTCTGGCAGGAGCTGGACCCTGAGACGGCCCCGCCGGTTCAGGAGGACTACGAGAACGAGAAGATCGAAGCGGCGCTGTTTGACAGCGGGTATTTCCGGGATGACGTTCCACTGGACGGAGACCTGCAAAGCTATCTCCGGGCGGCCTGCGAGGAAAGCGGCGTGGAGTACACGCTGATGCTGGCGATCATCCGCAAGGAGACCGGCTACCGGAACGTGAAGGGGGACGGCGGGGCCAGTTGGGGCTACTGCCAGGTACAGCCCCGGTGGCATAAGGCCCGGATGGAGCGGCTGGGGGTCACAGACCTGATGGACCCCTTTGGAAATTTCCGGGTGGCCTGCGACTACATGGCGGAGCTTTTGAGCCGGTATGACGTAGAGAACGCCTTGACGGCCTACAACAGCGGCCATCCGGGGCACAGCGATTATGCCAGAACCGTGATGGGGTATTGGGAGGAACTGAAAAATGGGTGAGTTGGTACGGCTGACTTTCCCGGACCGGCCGCAATGGCTGGCAGGACGGCGCCGTGGCATCGGCGGCAGCGAGGCGGCGGCGGCCATTGGGCGAAGCCCATGGAAAACGGCGCTGACGCTGTGGAAGGAGAAAACCGGGGCGCAAGCCGCGCCTGATCTCGGCGGCAACGAGGCCGTGGAGCTGGGGCGGCGAATGGAACCGGCCATCCGGGACTTCTTCATGGCCCAGTATCCCGGCTACGAGCTTTACTACGGTGCCTATGACATTCTCTACCAGAGCGACCGCCCATGGCTTTTTGCCACGCTGGACGGAGAACTGACGGAGACGGACACCGGACGGAAGGGCATTTTGGAGATCAAAACCTCGACGGTGAGCCGGGGAATCGACTGGGCGAAATGGCGGAATCAGGTTCCGGAGAACTATTTCACGCAGATCCTTCACCAGCTGCTTGCCACCGGGTATGACTTCGCCGTGCTCTATGCGGCGCTCTATGACCTGTCCGGCAACATCACACTCCGCCGCTATGATTTTGAGCGGCGGGAGCACGAGGCGGACCTGAAATGGCTGCTGGAAGAGGAGACAGCCTTTTGGGACCATGTGGAGGCGGGGACGATGCCCGCCCAAACTTTGATTTTGTAAGGCGCACAACTCCGAAAAATTTAAACATAAAAGGAGAATTTATATGGAAAAAGAAGTGTTTCACGTCACGGTGAGGAACGCCAAAACCGGCGAGGTTTTGATGGACAAAACCCCTGCGGCTTTTATTTGCGTAGCTGTGGACGATGCGAATGCGCAGGTATGCAGCGCCATTTCCACCTCCAACGTGAATGTGCTGGTGAATCTGATTCACCGGACATTGCTTGAGGTCAAGCGTATTTGCAGAAAATTCCCGGATTTGGCAATTCTTCTGTCGATCATTTCCTGCGCAGAAGAGGACGATGACAAGGAGGCGCAGGCATGATGCTGGTGAATATTCGCTACTACAAGCCTGGGAGCAATGGCTAATTCCATGGGAAAAGTTCAGGATTTGACCGGGAAGCGATTCGGCAGATTAACAGTCATGGGATTTGATGGCTTTACAAAAAATCGACAATCTTTATGGAAATGCAGATGTGATTGCGGTGGAGTGATTTCAACGCAAGGGAACGATCTCAGACGCGGGCATACGAAAAGTTGTGGCTGTCTGCACAGAGAAATGACCGGGAATATGAATAGAAGCCATTCAGAATCCAAAACCAGGCTCTATCGAATATGGAAAGCGATGCGCAAGAGGTGCTTTTGCCAAGGGGACTATTCTTATGCAAATTACGGAGGCCGGGGGATTACCGTCTGTGCGGAATGGGCTGAGAGTTTCGAGCCGTTCCGAGATTGGGCACTTGCTAACGGCTACCGGGATGATCTGACCATAGACAGAATTAACGTAAATGGGGACTATTGCCCGGAAAATTGCCGATGGGCAAACGGAAAGGCCCAAGCAAGAAACAGGCGCAACAACGCAATAATGACCGCACATGGGAAGACTCAGACTATGGCTGCGTGGTGTGAAGAACTTGGACTTTCTTATTCAATCGTGTCCCAAAGGAAACACAAACTGAATTGGAGTGACGAAAAGGCGCTCTTTTGGAAAGGAGAGACTAATGATAGTTAATATCAAATATTTTAAGCCGAGAATGAATGCGTTTTTCGGGAACGCATTTACCTACCGGACGGCACTGCCCCTGAACGTGGGGGACAAGGTGATGGCCCCCACCAAGGGGGGAGACAAGCGGGCCATGGTGGTGGAGATCAACGTTCCGGAGAGCCGTGTGGACGAGCGGATCATGCCGCTGCTGAAGGAGATCACGGCCTATGATACCGGGGAACAGGAGGATGCGGACGCATGAGCAGCGCAATGGAATTTGCCATTACCACGGACCTGACTCCACTGAAGGAGTTTAACATCTCCGCCAACTTTGCGGAGTGTCAGGCGTGGCTGGAAGAGAATCTGGCTCCATATCGGGGCATGGTGGTGACGGAGGAGGCTATCGGCGCGGCGAAGAAGTACCGGGCCAACATCCGCTCCGTGGCCGCACGCATCGACGAGTGCCGCAAGATGGCAAAGGCGGCGGCGCTGGCCAGCTACGCCCCCTTTGAGGGGAAGTGCAAGGCACTGACGGCCCTGTGCGACGAATCTGCCGCCAATCTGGACGGCCAGATCAAAGCCTTTGACGAACGGCGCCGCACGGAGAAGCTGGACGCTATCCGGGCCTTTTTTGATGAGCGCATCGGAGAGCTTGCGGAATTTCTGCCGTGGGAAGCGGTTCTGGACAAGCGGTGGGGCAACGCAACCTATTCCGAGGAACAGGCCCACAAGGACATTCTTGTGGCGATCAGCAAGTGCGACAGCAGTATTGCCGCCATCCGCGGGCTGAACAGCGAGTTCGAGACCACGCTGCTGGAAGAGTACAAGCAGTGTCATGACCTGCCCACGGTGCTGAAAAAGGATCAGGCGCTCAAGCGGGTGAAGGAGATCGAGGAACAGCGGAAGGCGGAACAGGAACAGCGCAGACAGCAGGCCGAGGCTGTGCGGGCGGCGGAGGAAGCCGCCAGAGCGGAGCGGATGCAGGCCGTTGTGGAGGCGGCGAGAGCCATTCAGACAAGCCCGTCCGTTTCGGAGCCGGTAAAAGCGGCGGTGAAAGCCGCAATGGAACCGCCCCTCATTACGCTTTCGTTCCGGGTGACAGGCACTGTGGAGCAGCTGAACGGACTGCGGGATTATATGCTGGCCAACGGCATCGCCTTTGGCCGCGCGGACTGAATAAGGGAGGAATTTTGACATGAAGGCAACCAACAGTTTTGCGGCCCAGGCCCAGCGGGACAAGCCCACGTTTTCTATGGCCATCGCGGCCCCCAGTATGCAGAAGATGATCCAGAGCGCTCTGCGGAGCGACAAGGCGGCGGCGCGGCTGACCTCCACCCTGATCTCCGCCGTGAATGCCAGCGAACAGCTGAGAGCCTGTGAACCCAGCACCATTGTAGCGGCGGCGCTTCGGGGCGAGGGCATGGGCCTGATCTTCGGCCATGGCTACTATGTGGTGCCCTACGGGACTACCGCAACGTACATTCTGGGCTACAAGGGCTACATCCAGCTTGCCATGTCCACCGGGTTTTATGCCGACATCGACTGCACGGACATTCGTGAGGGCGAGATCGAGGGGCGGAGCCGCCGGACGGGCAAGCCCATTGTGAACCTTGCCAAGTACGAGAGCGACGAGGAGAGGCAGAGCAAGCCCATCATCGGCTACTACGGCTACTACGAGCTGAAGGACGGCACTTTCCGTTTTGAATACTGGCCCATGGACCGGCTTCTGCGCCATGCGGACCGGTACTCCAAGGCGTTCAGCTATGAGAAGTTCAAGGCCATGCAGAGCGGGGAGATGAACCCCAAGGACGTGGAAAAGCTGCTGAACGGTTCCCCCTGGTACGATCCCAACGGCGGGCAGGACCGGATGTGCCGCAAGACGATTCTTCGGCAGCTGCTGAACAGCGGCTACGCGCCCCTGTCCCCGGAGGTCAAGACCCAGCTCATGGAGGAAGCCAGCGCCGAGGACGAGGGCATGATCCCGGATATGCCCATGCCGGAGCGCACGGTGGCATCTACCGGAGAAGTGGTGGAGACCGCGCCTGCGGCTGTGGAAGCCCATCAGGAGACCGCGGAGAGCGAATCCGGTATGGTTACACCCCCAAAGGCCGAAAAGGCCGCAGAGCAACCCCAGAAGGCGCAGAACGAGGGTATGGACTATGCGGCCACCTTCTTTGGAGAATGAGGTGAGGAACCATGCTGATCTCCATTAAGACGCGGGATGAGGACGGGAGCCGGTACATGATGTGTGCCGGCACCGTGACCCGCGAGGTCAAGATCGGGGCCACCGCCAAGGGGACACCGAAAGCGGAATTTGGCATGAAGTACGCCAAAGGCGAGTTCATGAACGTGTCCGCCGTGGGGGACGATGACGTGACCCGCATGGCATCGTGTCTGGAAAAGGGAGATGCCGTTCTGGTGTGCGGCGTGTGGAAAACCCGGAGCTACACCACCCGTGACGGGGAACAGAAGGAGTGGAGCGAGCTTCATGCGGAGTTCGTGGCTCCGCAGACGGTGATGGCGGCAGTGCTGGAACTGCTGGCGGCTGGAAGCGGGAAAACGCCCGCTTCCGAACCGGCGAAACCCATGGAACACAGCGGCAGTCAGGCGGGTTTCCTTGACAGTCAGGAGGATGCCGTTTTGCCGTGGGAACAGCCCGAAGAGGACGAACCTTACGATTATGTACCGCAGATTTAGGAAGGATGAAGCGAAGCCATGGCAAGTGACGTGAAGTGGATCAAGATTACCACGGACATTTTTGACGATGAAAAGGTTTTGATGATCGAATCCATGCCAAGTGCGGACAGCATCATCGTGATCTGGTTCAAATTGCTGGTGCTGGCCGGGAAGCAGAACAACAGCGGCGTGTTTATTCTGAACAACCGCATTGCGTACACGGATGAAATGCTGGCGTCCATCTTCCGGCGGGACATTGGCCTTGTACGGATGGCCCTTCGGACCTTTGAGCAGTTCGACATGATTGAGATTGTAGACGATGTGATCACGATCCCGAACTGGGGGAAGCACCAGACGTTAGATTCTTACGAGAAAAAGAAGGAGCGGGACCGGATTTATCAGGCGAAGCGGCGGGCAAGCCAAAAGCGGCTGATTGAAAAATCGTCTGACACATCGCTCGACCGCCATGCCGACCAGTCGCTACCTGTCGCTGTTTCAGAAGAAGAAAGAGAAGTAGATATAGAAGATATATCTTCTTCACTACGTTCAGAAGATATGGGGGGCAGTGCCCCCAGTGAGCCAAAGGCACCGGAGAGCGGAAAGCGGACGGCGGTGAAATTCGTACCGCCCACGCTGGAAGAGGTGGAAGCCTACGCCGCGTCCCGGCAGAGCACGGTGGATCCCCGGCGGTTCTTTGAATATTTCAACACTCCGGACGCACAGGGCCGCTCGTGGAGGGACAGCAAGGGGAACCCGGTGAAGAACTGGAAGCAGAAGTTCCTCACATGGGAGGGCCGGGGCGGCGGGAAGGGAAAGCCCGCCCCGGCGGCATCCCGGACGGACAAGCCCCGGAAAAGCTGGACGGAGCTGGCAGCGGAAATGGACGCGGAGGAGGGCCGCACAACATGACCAGACAGGAGACAGGCATCATCATGGATATTCTGACGGCGGCCTATCCCCGGTTTTACAGCAGTACCACCGGGCCGGATATGCGCAACGCCATCAAATTGTGGGCGGATATGTTTGCCCATGACGAGGTGGCGCTGGTGGCGGCGGCGGTGAAAAGCGTGATCGAGAGCGACGAAAAGGGATTCCCACCCACCATTGGACAGGTGAAGGCAAAGCTGCGACTGTTGACGGCGCCGCCGGAGATGACAGAGGCAGAGGCGTGGGACCGGGTGGCCCGCGCCATCCGCAACGGGCTGTACGGCGCGGAGGAGGAATTTGAGAAATTCCCGCCGGTGGTACAGCGGATCGTGGGCAGTCCAAACACGTTGCGGGAGTGGGCGCGGATGGACACGGAGACGGTGCACAGCGTAGTGTCCAGCAACTTTCAGCGCAGCTACCGGGCCATTTCCGCACGGGAACGGGAGATCAACGCCCTGCCGCCGGATGTGCGGGCGCTGGTACAGCGGATCGGCACCGGGGCAGAACCGGAGAAGCTGGCGGCACCTGAGAAAAAGGAACTGCCGGCGGCGGAAGCGAAACCGGAAGCCGAGGCGGTGAAGCCGCCGGAATGGTTTAAGGACGCAGTACGGCCCCAACGGCGCAGCCGGGATGAGGTGATGGCCTATCTCCGGGGAAAGGCCGATGGGGATGGCAGGTAATTTTACGCTGGCAAGCTGTATGCGGAGATACAGCACGAAGGCGGAGAAGGAGGACCCCTCCAACAGTCTGCACAAGTGTTGGTCCTGCAAACTGGCCTATGGGCAGTGTGAATGGAGCCGGGTGGACGAAAAAAGTGGAAAGGTTCGCTTTGAGGACGTTCCCGGCTGGAAGGTCCGGCGGAGATCCCGCATGGATCGGGACGGACTGGTGGAACGGGTACAGGTGCTGGATTGCCCGAAATATCAGGAGGAAAAGCGATGAGTGTTTGTTTGGATGACCTAAACAGCCTGCCGGAGCGATACCGGAAGCAGGTACAGCAGCAGATGCAGGCCCAGCAGATCGACCGGACGGCCAGGGTGATGGCCCAGTTTGTGACGGAGGAGAAGGGAAAGGCGGAAGCGGCGGCGGAGGGTAAGCGCAAGCACCACAACCACCCCGCCGCCCGAACCCTGCCCAACGGAACGGAGCACACCTTTGACAGCCGCAAGGAGGCGGCACGGTATGACGAGCTGGTACTGCTCAGCAAGGCCGGGGCCATCCGGGACCTGCGGCTCCAACCCCAATTCACGCTGAAGGAAAGCTACATCACGGCCAACGGCGACCGAAGCCGCGCCGTGACGTATCGGGCGGACTTCTCCTACGAGGAGCGGGGGAAGGACGGAACATGGCATCTGGTTGTGGAGGACGTAAAAGGCCCTTCCACGAAAAAAGACAAGACCTACCGCATGAAGGTGAAGCTGATGCAGGATATGAAGCACATCACCGTGCGGGAGGTATGAACGGAAAGGAGATATGCCCGGTGGAGACCGTAACTGTGATCGTGCGGGCTGTGCTGCCCTGGGACAGCGCAGACGGGAAAGACCGGATCGAGATATGCACCCATGACCGGCAGAGCCAGATCGACTACTGCCTGAACCACTGCCCCTATGCGGAATGCGTGAACTGCGCGGGCGGAGGTCGGACTACCAGCCGCGGCGGGCGGCCGCCCCTCCTGCGGGAAGCGGAAATGCAGAAGCTGCGGGAGCTGCTGGAAGCACGGACAGACCCGGCGGATATTTGCCGGGAGATGCACATGGATGCGGATTTTCTAAGTCGGTGCAAACGAAAGCTGCGGAGGGAAAGAAAACGCGACGATTATTTGAAAATGCAAGAGGGGGTGATTTAGGTGAAGCATTATGGAGATGTCACAAAAATTTGCGGAAATGAAGTAGAACCCGTGGATTGTGTGATAGGTGGTTCACCTTGTTAGACAGGATCTTTCCATTGCTGGAAAGCGGGCGGGGCTTGCCGGGGCGCGTTCCGGCCTGTATATGGAGCAAATACGGATTATCAAGGAGATGAGAGACCGTGACAGAAGAATGGGGCGAACAGGTGAGTTTGTGCGACCTCGGTATATGGTCTGGGAAAATGTTCCCGGAGCCTTCTCAAGCAACGGCGGAAAAGACTTCGCAGCCGTCCTCGAAGAAGCCATCCGGGTCGCAGAACCGGAAGCCCCCGATATTGAAGTGCCTGAAAAAGGTTGGAACACCTGGGGGGGATACCACGATGAAGTGGGAGGACGATGGAGCGTTGCGTGGCGAGTTCTCGATGCGCAACACTGGGGAGTCCCCCAACGTCGCCGTAGAATCGCGCTTGTCGCAGATTTTGGAGGCGACACCGCATGGGAAATATTGTTTAACCGGCAAAGCATGTCAGGGTATCCTGCGGAGAGCGGAGCGGAGGGGGAAGGCCCTGCCACCGGTGCTGAAAGCGGTGCTGGTGGAGCAGGCAAAGACGCCGGATCGGTGATATGCCTTCAAGGAAACGCAATCGACCGGGCTGATACCGCCGGATGCAACGGGAAAGGCTGGAAAGAAGATGTCTGCTATACGTTGAACACCATTGACCGTCCGGCGGTCTGCGCCGGTCTGGACTGTCTTACTCCGTGGGATTGCCAGAGCAAGCGGGTGTACAGCGAAGCCGGTGTGATGCCAACGTTGCCAGCCGGAGAAAACAGCGGCCAGAATCAGGAAGCCGTACTGTGCGCCGGGTTTAAGCTGGGGAACAGCGAACAGGCCCGGAGCATCGGATACGCAGAGGAACAGGCTCCTACGCTGAACGCAGAGTGCGGGGGGAATAAACCGGCGGTTCTGTGCCTGAACGATCAAGGCGGGAATGTGATGGGCGTGAGCCATGATGTTTCCGGGACGCTGAGAGCACAGGAGCATGGGCACCAGCCCTCCATTCTGGATATGAGCCACGCCTGCGACGTGATCCGGGACTGCGGCGAGGTAGCCCCCAGTCTGCAAGCCCGGATGGGAACCGGCGGCAACCAAATCCCACTGACGTACCAAATGCAGGGATTTGGCGATTACCGCGAGGGGGGCGTTGCAAGCAGCTGCAAGCAGAGAGATTTCAAGGACAGCACTGATCTTGTATGTTCCGTAGACTGCCGAAACTTTACAGAGGGCGGGGAAATCAACGGAACCTTGCAGGCAAAGGAAAGCGGAGGCCAAAGCCTGAACCTGAACAATACGGTCCGCCAAAACATGGTTGTTCGCCGTCTGACCCCCTTGGAGTGCGAACGGCTACAAGGCTTCCCTGACCACTGGACCGACTTGGGCGAGTGGACGGACAGCAGGGGCAAGCGCCACAAGGACGCGGACAGCCCCCGGTATAAGGCACTGGGCAACTCCATCGCCCTGCCGCCGTGGAAATGGCTGTTGAAACGGCTGTGCGGCAACTACGAGCGTGATGCCACAATGGCGAGTTTGTTCGATGGAATAGGCGGGTTCCCTTTGGTTTGGGAGCAACTGAACGGACGCGGTACGTGCCTGTGGGCCAGCGAGATCGAAGAGTTCCCCATTGCTGTTACCAAACGGCGGTTCGGCACGTTAGAGGAACCGGGAGACATGGGGCGGTTTTTGTTCCCATGCGGAAACGAAAGGAGCGGGGCATGAAGCACAGCAACGATTACTGGGAACAGGAAGCCTATTGGGAGATGGAACGGCGGCGGGCGGAGAAGAACCGCAAGACCAGAGAGCAGCGGCGGCGGGAGCGGGCGGACACCTCCGCCATGATCGGCGGAATTTGCTTTTTACTGCTGCTGGCGGTTCTTTTGGCGAAGGTCCTACTGGGAGGTGGAACGCCGTGAACAGGGAGAACCGGAGAGCAGGGTGGAAGAAAAAGCTGCCACCCTGCCCCCTCTGCGGACTGGACAGCGGAGAGCGGGTCGAGGATGCGGCGCCGCCCTTTGACTACATCGTGGTGTGCACCTCCTGCGGATGCAGAACGAAGCGTTACCACGGTCTGAACTGCGCCACAAAAGCGTGGAACCGGGGAGATGTTTACCGCCCGGAGAAAGGAAAACACCATGTATCACTGTGAAACCTGCGGCGCAGATTTTGAAGCACCGCTGATCTTAGACGAGTCTGACCCGCGCCCGGACTGCTTTTTTGAGCGGTTCCGGAAGGTGGGCTGTCCCTACTGCGGGAGCCAGTATTTCAACGAATTGGACGAGGAAGGGGAGGAAAAGTGATGGATGCCTTGGAATTTATAAAGGCAATTAAACAGATGCTCAGTGCAGGAGCGAATAACAGCACGGTTCAAAAATATATATCTGCATACAAAAAGAATGATTGTGAAGGGATGGTGAAAGCCGCTGAACAGTGGGCCGCCGAGCACCCCGTCAAAACCAGACAGAGCGTGTTTCTTGAGCAGTTTCCAAATGCGCCAATATATACGAACACACATAACGTTGCTTTAGACCCATGCCTTGTTGATACAACGTTACGCGGACATTGCCCGACTGGAAGAGGCTGTGATATTTGCCGCCGTGAGTTCTGGCTTGCGGAGGTGGAGGAATGAGCGACTTGGAGCAGACCGCAATCGAGCGGCTGAAAGCGGCATCGGATATGAGCCTGCGGCTTTTTGAGAAACCGTTAGTGATCACCTACTCCGGCGGGAAGGACAGCGATGTGCTGTTGCATTTGAAACATGTCAACTAAAGGGGAAGCGGGTGGTGAACCCCATCATCGACTGGAAGGACAATGAGGTACTGGATTATGCTGCTATTGAAAAAATTCCCATGAACCCGCTGTACTGCGAGGGCTTCCACCGGGTCGGCTGCGTAGGCTGTCCTATGGCATCAAAAGCAAGGACTATGGAGTTCGCTCGCTATCCGAGAATCAAGGCGGCGTATATTCGGGCCTTTGATCGGATGCTGGAAGAACGGAGGAAGCGAAGTCTGCCGTGCCAGTGGCAATCTGGCGTGGATGTATTCCATTGGTGGATGGAGGACGGCGTTCTGCCGGGGCAGGAAGTGCTGGGAGGCTTTGAGGAATGAATGGAAGGGATATGCAGACTATGAACGATCAAGAACTCGTAAATGCGTTGCGTGAGCACGCGGAATGGGCGCGGGCAAATGAGTGGGAAACGCCGATCACGCTGGGCGATGATCTGACAGAAGCCGCTGACCGGATCGAGGCGCAGGCGAAAGAGATTGACGCACTGCGGAACGAACTGTGCCTGAAATGCGGAAACTACACGCTGGCCCATGAGGGGGCCTGTAACGGATGCCGGTGGAGGAGGGAGGAAAGAACATGACGAAGCGTTTTTGTGATCTCTGCGGAAAAGAAATATTCAAGATTCAGGATACTTATAGGGTCAGCGTGGAGAGCAACGCAAGCATCTACGCAAGCAACCCGGGCATAGTGGATGTCATAGTGGATGTGGGGGAAATATGCCCTGCCTGCGCGAAGCGTATCCACCAGACTGTGCAAGAGCTGAAACAGGAGGGCTGACAATGGCTGAATATAAAATCTGCTTTAGCGTGGCTGGGGCGTTTGGCGCTCAAATCAGCTTTGAGGCAAAACCCGGCGTATCCTATGAGGACGCTGCGGCGGCCCTTGACAAAGACAAACTGGCGAAGCTGATATGCCTCGACACCTTGGGCTACTCCGCAAAGGATATTGAGATTATCACGCCGGAACAGTACGAGGCGGAATTTGGAGGGGATGAGGATGGCTGAATGCATTGAGAGGGAAGCGACAATTAAGCGCATCAAAGAAGTTTATTGCGTAGGCTGCAACAGCTACAACGGAGTAAGATGCCGTGCGTGTGGCACCGGTGACGCAATCGACATAATTGAAGATGCCCCAGCCGCCGACGTGACCCAGGTGGTGCATGGGCGGTGGATGGAACGCAGAAACGGCGGGACATTGTGCAGTAGATGCGGAAGCTATACCCAGCATAAGGGGGATGTATTAGACATGAGCAAGGCTATTGCTTGCCCATGGTGCGGAGCCAAGATGGACGGAGGTGCTGAATGAAACTGAAAGACTGGCTGATTATAGCCTTTTGGACGATGGTCATAGCCGCTGGCATTGCGTTTATCGTGTTTTATTTCAAAAGCATTCTAACCGCCGACATTCCACTGTGGCTGAAACTGCACTTGTTAAGGGGGAAGTAAGATGGCCAAACAATCTGGATACTTGCAACGGTGGGAGAACGAGACCAACCGGCTGCTTCAGGCAACGATGGTTATAACCTCGCAATTCGACATTGATACATTGCAAATCGCGATCCACCAGACGGAGGGCTGGGGCTATGACCGCATTATGCGGCTTACCGAAGCATGGGCAGCGGTGAGAAAAGAATACAGACCGGCGCTGGACTACAAAAACCCGGCGGCGGACGTATGCCAGGAGCACATGGACCGGGTGCTGAAAGAGATCATCCGGGATAAGGCGGAGCTGATTCCGCACGCTGAGCGGTACAAAGATTTGAAAAAAGTGACGTATGGGGGACGGAAATGAAGATCGGACAGACGGTAGAGGCGAAGTTCAAGACGCTGCCGGTGGAGCGGGCAAGAAGTGAGCGGTCAAGCGTGGAGCTGTGCCCGATTCGGCGGGGGCGGGTCGCATGGATTCACCCCCGCGGACGGTTTATCGCCGTGACCACCCACACCAAGGGCGGGGACGTGACGGAAAACTTCTTGCCCGGAGAGGTCCGTGCAGTCTGAGAAAGGGGGCGGAGGACATGGCAGAGACACTTGTAAATTTTGTGCTCCTGTTTGCGGCGGCGGGCTTTGCAGTCTATGAGGCGAGCAGCGGGAATATTGCCATGACGGTATACGCCTGCACGCTGCTGGCGCTGTTTTCTTTGCTTTGGAAGATGGAAAGCATCGAACAGCACCTGAAACGGCTTTGCGAATTGCTGGAAGGGGAGGGGGACGATGGAGAGGACTGAGAACCACAAGCAGAGCATGGAACTGCCGGTCTACGCGGTACGGCTGCGGGATTTGCGGCGGGCCAGAGGCATGAGCAGCCGCCGGGTATCCGAATACTGCGGTATGAGCCACGGCATGGTAGGATTTTACGAAAGCGGCATGAAGGAACCGAAGGCCACGGCCCTGATCACGCTGGCGGATTTTTACGGCGTGAGTGTGGATTACATCCTGGGCTTGGAGCCGGAATAAAAAATTTTTCAAGTGGCTACTAAAGTTTACCAAATCGGGAAAATCTTGTGAAATAATAGAGAGTGAGAAGAAATAAATTCTTTTCACTCTCTGTTTTTTTAGGGGAAGGAGGCCGCGAATGGAACTGGAACCGATGGATACAGCGGAACTGACTGCACAGCAGGAACGCTATGACGCCATTGCCCGTGCCACAAGCGACAGCCTTGCCCTTTTTTACTGTTGCATTGAATTTGACCGGCCCTTCGATATGCTGGCGGTGCCAAAAGAACCGGACGTAGGCGAGAAGTGGATCGCCTATCTGGACAACCTGCGGCTGAAGAAGCTGGACATGCGGCGGGGAGAACCCCTTGGCTTTCTGGACGGGCTGACGGACATTACCAAGATTTTTGGCGAGGGGCTGTCCGCCGGAGAGTTTACCAAGGCGGTGGGCAACGAGAAGTCCGCCCGGAACCGGAAGGTGGGGACGGCACAGCAGAGGAAGAACTGGGGCGAGAACTCCGCAAAAAACCCCTACACCTCTGAGGATTATGACGAGCTGGACCGCATTTACGAGGCACTGTCCAGCGACCTGATGGCAGCGGGTGGCGTAAGCGTGAAGCAGGAGTTTATTCTGCGGGATTGCGCGAAAATGACGCTGGACCGGGATAAGATGCGGGCAATCGGCCAATATGACAAGGCGGCTAAGCTGAACAAAATGGTTCAGGATAACCTGTCCAGCGAGGGACTGCGGAAAAAGGACGCGAAGCCCATTGACGATCTGCGGATCGACAGTCTGGTGGAAGCACTGGAAAAGAAGGGACTTTTGAAAAACGGAAAGCAATGCGACCCGGACGAGATGTTCCGCATTTTGTTTGGGCGCTCCTGCAAATACCCCTACACCATGGACGCAGCGGAACAGATGCTCATGATCAACGAAAACCGGATGCGGCAGAACGAGGGGCGGCCTGAGCTGACCACCCTGCCGCCGGAGATGCGGCTGCGGGATGAGTTGGGGGAATTTGCAGAGGAACCCAACGAGCAGGAGAAGGAGGCATATCAGCGGCTCGGACTGGTGAAGATGCCTCCGGCGAAGAAAAATCGGTAAGGAGGAGCCATGGCACGGCGGGCCGGAAAGGCATGGACAAGTTCGCAGGGCTGGGTCAGCGTGAAGCCCACGGCAGAGCGGGACTACACGGACTATGAGGATGCCTGGTGGGCCTTTCTGATCTGGGTGTTCCGGTGGTATCCGGACAAGCTGCTGGACCTTGTGCGGAGCGATGAAGCGGACTTCGCCAACGAGGAGATCCTGCAGCGGGTGATGGTGCGGGCCTACGCCCGGAAACGGGAGGTGGCGATCACCGGAACCCGAAGCCTGACAAAGACCAGCACAAAGATGAAATACGCCATGGTGAACGGGCTGGTATGGCCGGGGACCCAGAGCGCGTATTATGGTCCAAGCTACAAACAGCTTGCCGCCATCGGCGGGAAAACCTACCACCAGATTGAGCACGATTACCCCATCCTTGCCAAGCACTGGCGGGTCAGCGCGGAGAGCAAGGACGATTTCAAGATCGAGACGGACGGCGGAAGCGCCTTTTACATCTCCGCCATGCGCGGCGACAACCTGCATGACGTGACGGCGGAGGAATACGCACAGGAAGAAAACCCACCCTTCGACTACAACGAGTATTCCACCGTGGTGCTGCCGGCTGTGCGTCTCTGGCACAACATCAGCGGTGAGCGGGACAAAAACTTTGTAGGCTACAAGAAACACGCCATCACCAGCGCAGGGCGCAAGCAGAACCACGCGTTTCAGACCCGGTGCAAGGTGATGAAAAAAATGACCCAAGGGGAAAGCGCCTTTGCCATTGACATTTCATGGGAGAGTATCGTGCTCATGCAGATGCGGCCCTATGAGTGGGCGCAGGGACTCCGGGAGGAGCTGACGGCGGAAAAGTGGATGCGGGAGATGGAGAGCCGGTACACCGGCGCGGACGAGTTCCCCGTGCTTTCCGACGAGGTGCTGACGGATTCCCAGCGGGTGCTGGTGATGGAGACGGAGCACTGCTGCAAGGACCCGCACCCCAAGCTGGACCCGGAGGAAGTTATTTACATCGTGGGCTATGACGTTTCCTACGAGGATTCGGCAAAGAACGCCAAGTGTGCCTGCGTGGTGCTGAAGCTGACCCGTCAGCGGGAATACCTGAAACGGGACCGCTTTTTGAAGCAGCTGGTCTACATCGACGATTGGCCCCCACCGGACAAGAGCAAGGCGCAGGCACGGCGGCTGAAGGCGATATGGAATCGGTTCTGCTATGACGGAAGCCAGACCTACATCTCCATTGACTCGTGGCAGTACGGGCGCGGGGTGCTGGAAGATTTGATGACCGACTTGGGAGACGGCCTTCCACCCCTGTGTGTGAAGAACCACGCGGCCTACGCGGCGGCGGAGCTGCCGGGGGCCATTCCGGTGATCTACCCCATCAAGGCAGGCGGCACCGGCGTGACGGACCCGGACTTTGAAATGCTGAAATACGCGCAGACGGAGTTTGAACACCACAACGTTGAACTGCTGACGCTGAACGCCAATGAGGGCGTGGAGGCGTATAAGCGCGCCCACCGCATCCGGGACGATGACCGGGACTACCAGTTCGCACAGCCCTACCAGAAGTGCCGGGAGCTGTCCGGCCAGATACAGAACCTGAAGCTGGTGCCCAGCGGGGCGGGGATGAGCGAGAAGCGCATTTCCAAGGCCATTCAGCGCGATAGCTGGTCCGCCACGAAATATGCCCTGCGGCTGGCTCAGCTGATCGAGCGGGAGGAACTGCTGACGGAGATCCACGGGAAAAACAAGAGCGACTGGGCGTCGGCGCTGGATCGGTTCAAGGAAAACAAAGTGGCACCGCCTATCAGCACCGGAAGCAGCGGACGGCTGGTGACGGCGCGGCGGGGAGGCCGGAGGTTTTGACAATGGCTCAACGGAAGAAACGATACCGGCTGTACGCCATGGGGCGGACCCGGAAAACGGAAGAGATCGCGTATGACACCCGGTTTTACCGGATCTGCGCAGGGTACATTCTGCTGTATCTCACCGGGCGGAAAAAGCCGGAGGGCGCAGTGGAGGTGGCCGGGGCAGACCTGGACCGTCTGACAGACGGGGACCGCCTGTGGCTGGCGGACTGCAACACCATGATTCTGGCAGAAGCGGCGGCCCAAGCAGGCGCAACGCCGGAAGAGGCGGAGAAGCAATGGGCCAGCACTCTGGACCGGCTGGAATTGGAATTGCAGAAGGAGCGGGAACGCATGAAGGGAGGTGGGGAGCATGGACCTGCAAACTGAATTGAGGTCGGTGCAATTCGCCTCGTACCCGAAGATATTCGGAAGGCTGCGGGAACTGGCGGCACAGTACGGCGATCTGCCCATGGACGCCGTAAGCAGCGCGTTTATGCGGGCGGCCAGCAACACCTACACCCGGAATAACCCCTACATTCAGAACCGCCGGGTAAAGGCCATTTCCTCCTTGCCGGTGAATTACAGCAAGGACAAGGTGGCGGAGATGCTCACCGCACCGGACGGCAACGAACAGGGCCTGCGGCAGGTGGCTCACGCGCTGGAATGGACGGCGTATCCCCTGTTTCACACCCGGAAGGTGTACACGGAAATGCTGACTTACCACAGCTACATTGCCCCGGAGTACGCCACAGAGGAAGAAGCAAAGCGGGAGGACTTTCTGCGGGAATGGCAGCTTTTGGACAAGCTGCGGAAAACGCTGGACCCCAAGGCCACGGCCCATGAGATCGCGGGGCAGGTCTTGCAGGAGGGAAAGGTTTTCTACTATCCACGGATCAGCGTGGACAAGCCCCACAACAAGGTAAACCACGCCTTTTTACAGCAGCTCCCCAGCGACTGGGTAAAGATCGTTGGGTTCAACAACGTGTCGAAATACACGGTGGCGATGAACCTGATGTACTTTATGCAGCCGGGGACGGATCCGCTGCAGTTCGGAGACCTGCTGCTGCCCTATCTGGATGACTTCTACGCATCGGCGGAGCGGGCACCGGAGGGCACGGGGAAACGGGTGATCTTCGCGGCGCGGGACCGGGTGGACCTGAACGTGCTGGAACAGCGGAGGAAGCAGACCGGCGGCCGCTTGGCGGGAGACCCGGAGGTATACTCCCAGAACGGGCGGTGGTTTTATTGGGTGACACTGCCGGTGGACAAGATTTTCACCTTTGAGGCAGACGATGTATCCCGGAACGCCATTTCCCCGCTGGCGGGGCTGTATCTCTCTCTGGTGCAGATGGCGCAGTACGAGCAGATCCAGTTGGAACTGGTGCAGAACCCCCTGATCGCCCTGTTTACCGGCGAGATCCCCTACAAGGATAAGTCCGAAATTACAAGCACAGAGGACGATTACCGGCTTTCCGACGCGGGACGGCGGCTGTTTGAGTACCTGTGGTATCAGATGCTGACAGAGAGCAACACCAGCGGGATCGGCTGGTTCACGGCCCCTGTGGAAAACATCAAAATGCACCAGCTGGCAGAAGCGCCCAGCGCCACCAAGATTTCCGCAGCCGGGTACAGCTACGCCATGAACAAGGCGGGGCTGTCCGCCATCGTACCCACCACGGAGGACCCCAAGGCAGGCATTGCTCAAATCTCCCTGCAAATCGAAGGAAAATTCGCGGAGTGCGTATACCGGGGCTACGAACGGATGATGGCGGCCATTATGGACAAGCTGAATCTGAAATATTCGTGGCGGTTCAGTTTGTTCGGGACCCTCTCCACCGAGGAAAAGCGGATGGAGGAGGCCAAGCAGGGCATGACCCTCGGCATCCTGCCCCAGACCATTATCTACATGGCTATGAACGATCTTTCCCTGCTGGACGATCTGAGCATTTCCAACGCCATCAAGGCAAGCGGCATCATGGATAAGCGTCTGCCGCTGGTGACAAGCTACAATGCCAAGCAGTCCGAAAGCGGACTGCCGCCCCAGGCGGCCCACGATCTGAACCCCGGCGGGAGACCCAAGGGGGACGGCACCGTGACCAGCGAGGGACAGGAAGCGGACATCGACACCTACGGCGGATAGCCGAAGAAAAAGTGAACAGAGCACCCCGCTCTAAGCGGTGAGCGGGAGGAGCAAAGCGTTGCTGACGCCGGATATTCCGGCGTGGGCAGTGCTTTTTTTCAACACGAGAGGAGGAAACCACATGGCAAAGCTGCGGGACATTTACCACTACGAAAATCCCCGCTTTTCCCCGCTGCGGGACGCGGCGAGGCGGGCCACAGCGGCATACCAGAACGCCGCACGGGGACTGGACACGCTGAAGGAGTGGGTTCTGGTGGAGTTTGGACTGGTACACACGGCGGACGCCATTCACCGTCTGGCCCACGAACAGCCCAAGCGGTTTGACGTGATCGGAGACATTCTTCACCAGCGGCACCTGATGCAGGAATACCCGGAGACCCCGGAATACCGGGAGCGGCCGGAGGACATGGACGGCGTTTTCGGAGAGGTGATCCGGCTGTTGGAGGACATTGAGGATGCCTTGCGGGACTGCGTGGGCGCCAGCGAAGAAGTGGGGCTGTATCCGCTGGCAAGGGAATTTGAAAACCTTCAGATGGAGAACAGCAAAAGCTACGAGACCATGCTCTACGCATGGCAGATGTATGACAAGACCGACGGCAGCGCCACCAGCTATGACAACTGGGTGGAAAAGCTGTTTGACGGAGAGGAGGCGTGACCATGCCGTTTCGGACGAGAGGAACCCCGCCGGAGCACGTAAAAATGTCCGGCGAGCTGCGGGTCATGCAACGGCTCAGTGAATACGAGTTCGGCGTGGAACTGTGGGTCATGCGCTCCGGGCTGAATGAGAATCATTGGGATTTCCGCAATATGCGGGAGCACTACCTGACGTTTGTGGGTCAGCCCATTCTGTGTGCCTATGTGGGCCGCAAGGTGGGGGACGGACACAACATGAGAGAAGTGCGGGACCCCTACACCGGCGAGAAGGGCTACACGTTCATGGACGGAACGGCGGAGCGCATCGTAGGGACCCTATCCGACGATCCCAAGGACTTTTCTATTGTGGAAGAGGACGGGAACGAGTGGATCAGGGCAAAGGGCCGGTTATTCCAGTTTTACGCACCGGAATTGGTGGAAAAAATCGTGCGGACAGGGCGCATGGATGTTTCCGCTGAGACCGATACGAAAAAATCCCACATGGATGGCGAGAACGAGATCATTACGGATTGGGCAGGTCTCGGCGTAACCGTGCTGGGAGACGATGTGCCGCCGGCAATTCCGGGGGCGCGGATCAAGGCGCTGAGTGCCATGCAGGAAGAGTTTAAGACATTAAAACTGCGGGCGGCGTCTCTGGACCCCGGAAAGGGAAGCAACGAAACGAACAAGAGAAAAGGAGTGAACATCATGAGCAAGAAGGCAATGGAGGCCATGTCTGAAAAGTTCAAGGGCTACCGCGTGGTCGCTCTGAGCGAGGACGGGATGCACGTTGGCCTCGTGGACTCTGCCGGCAGCGCTTATACCTACGCCTTTAACGCGGAGGATAACGGCGCCGTGGTGGAGAGCCGCATCAAGCCCGCTTACCTCACGGCAGCCTTCCCCTTTGGCGAGGGCGTGAACGCCATGGCAGAGGTGAGCGACATCGTGGACTATGCCTGCGCCGCAAAGGGGCAGCAGGCGGAGGACGTGAAGGCACTGCAGGCACGTCTGGAAGCAGCGGAGGAGAAAATCCGCACCATGGAAGCCGCTGAGCATGAGCGCCGGGTCGAGGCCGTGAAGGAAGCCGTGAACGGCGCCTTGGAGGACATCCGGGCTTGCGCCGTGGAAGGTGACGCCGACATGACCGAGACCGCCAAGGGCCTGTGCGACCGGGCAGAGGAGTTCGCCGCCATGGAGACTGACGGGAAGTTCTGCGGCGCTGACCGCGCCGTGCTGGACCTGATGGCCGCACACGGTAAGGCACAGACCGAAAAGCGCAAGAAGGAAATGGCCGCCAAGCAGCATTCCTTCGCATGGAACAACCCCAAGACCAACGGCGGTGAGGGCGGCGGCATCATGGAGATGCTGGGCCGCATGAACGGCTGAGATACGAGAGGAGAGTGAATCACAATGGCATACATTGAAAAGACCGCATTTTGGCCCAGAGTGACAAACCGGGTGTTCGACGAGACGCTGAACATCACCGGCAAGTTCCAGAACGGCGATAAGGCAGACGAGACCTGCTCCGCAGGTTTCCTGTGCGTGAAGGACGAGCTGATGGACTGCGAGGGCTATGTGGGCGTTGGCCCCACCGGATCCACCGTGACCATCAAGAACAGCAACAGCTGGAACATGAAGGTCACCGGAGCCGCCGTGAAGAGCGAGGGCGACGGCATTTACGCCTGCAACCCCTATGACGTGAACATGGTTCAGGACCCCGCCACCGGCAACCTCTACAAGGTTGGCGCCAACACCCTGGGCCTGCCCGCTCCCAAGGGCTATCCCGTCACCTTCACCAAGATCGTGTTCGACGGGAACAAGATTTACCGCTTCGGCATCGGCAACCTGTCCACCACTTTGGGGGCCAACAAGTTTTTGACCATTGCCAACGGCCTGCTGGTGCCCGCCACCGCCGCTCCCACCGACGTGGGGACTCCGTACTTCAAGGTTCTGCCCACCGGCGGCACCTTTACCGAGGGCGCACAGAGCGCATTTGAGTTCGTGGACGTGCTGGCCTGCAAGGTTGACGCGGCAGCGGGCTGAGAAACGAGAGGAGAGTGACAACAATGGCAATCAAACTGAACAGCATCAATCCCGCTGTGTATGACAGCGCTGCCAAGGAGTTCAGCAACGCGGAACGTGAGCGGGCCGACATCGTGACCTGCGGCCGTCTGCTGATGCGTGAGCGTCTGGGCCGGGATGAGCGCGCCCTGCGGGTCATGACCAAGCAGCCCGACGATTTCACCGCTATGCTGGCGGACGGCGAGGGGCAGAACAGCTACAGCATGACCAACCGCAACCTTCAGAAGAACCTGCTGCTTTTCTGCGCCAAGCGGGTGTGCGCCCTGAGCGGGGAGATTCCCCCCGCTGATCTGGACGAGTTCCGCCGCAACCAGCGCAAGTTTATGAGCGACAGCCTGTACCTCAAGACGCTGGCCGGTATCGTCACCGAGATCGTGACCCCCATGCTGCCCACCGTCATGAGTTCCGGGCTGGGCTGGCTGGCTGAGATGACCACCGTGCCCATCGGCCAGACCAAGGAACTGGACATCATGAGCAATGACATCTTCCTCTTTGAGGATGACAGCTGGGGTGCCTCCCGCTCCAAGCCCGCCAACACCCTCTACAACAAGAGCGTGACTCTGAACCCCCGCCTGCGCACCGCACGGGTGAGCATGAAGTGGTATCAGTTGGTGGGCAACGATGCCGACATGGGCCGGTTCTTCAACGCTCTGGCCGCCGGTATGTACTCCAAGATCACGGCGCTGTGGATCAGCACCCTGACCAAGATGACCGCCAACACCGCCTATGTGCCCAACAACATGACCTTCACCAACACCTCCGCCAACTGGGTCACTGCCGGTGAGCGCGTGAGCGTTGTGAACGGGACCCGCTACCGGAATGTGATGGCCATTGGCCGCCCCTCCGCGCTGACCAAGGCCCTGCCCAGCGGCGTGGTGAACGCCTCCACCGTGAATCTGGATGCCGCACTGTCCACTATGCTGGGGCTGGACTGGACGCGCTATGGGTTCCTTGGCGAGTACATGGGCATGAACCTGATGCCCATTGACACGGCCATTGTCCCCGGCACCCAGAACACCACCGTGACCGACATCGTACCCGCCGACAAGATTTGGCTGACCGCCGTGGGTGGCTACAAGCCCGTCTACATCGGCATGGAGGAGGGCACGCCCATTCAGCTGGAGATGACTCCCGACCAGACCGCAGACATGAGCATCGACGTAGTGGTTTCTATGTCCATCGACTGTGTGCCGGTCCCCGTCAATAAAATGGCCGTCATTAACGCGTAAGACCCAAAGCGGGAGGGAGGAAGCCCGCTCTCCCGCAGATATGGCGCAAAGCCTGCATGAGGGCAGAGCACCACGGAAAACACAACATCTTTTATCTGAAAGGAGCGGACAAAGATGGCAAAAGAGAAACGGACGGCCGCAGATGTGGCGGCGGGGATCGAAGCGCAGGAGCTGGAAGCAGCCGACCAGCCCTTGCGGGAACAGACAAAGGCTGCGCCCGTGGCAGAGCAGAAAGCGTCTGCGGCGGAGAAGGAACCCGAAAAGCTCTATACAGCCGCTGAGGTAGCGGAGATCGCCAAACAGGCGGCGGCGGAGGCCGTTGCAAAGGCTATGGCGGAGGTCAAACCCCAAGTGGTGCAGGTGATGGCGGACACGGAAAAGGTGACGCTCCGCTGGTGCGCCCCGGTGGCGGACGACAATCTGGCTGTATTCGGTCCCAACGGGATGTACGGCACCGTGACCGGGAAGAACGGCACCGTGATGGTGCCCAAAAGCGAGTGGAGCCGCTTCTATGATGAGACGGCAAGACGGCTCATTGAGCGGCGGTGGCTGGTGGTGCTCTCCGGGATGTCCGATGCGGAACGGGCGGTGTACCACTGCGCATACCGCAAGGGCGAGGTGCTGGACGAGACGGCCTTCCGCTGCGCCGTGACCATGGGGGACAAGCTGCTGGACATCTTCGACGATCTCTGCACGGAGCATCAGGAGATGGTGGCCAAGGCTTACTATGACGCATGGGAGCGGGGCGAGGTCAGCGCTGACAGCCGGGAACTGCTGAAGAAGCTGAACGCGAAGAACAAGACCCGGTATGCCGAAGAACCCAAGGAGGACCCCCGGCGGAAGGGAATGTTCCGCCCGGTGCTGGACGCGCTGAACAGCGCGGAGGCAGCGGAAGAGGACTAAGGTCAAAAGGAGGAATTGAACATGGATATTTCTGGATTTGGCATTGCCAGCGTGGCGGTAATCACGGTGATCTGCTACCTGATCGGCATGGCTGTGAAGGCCACCGCCATTGAGAACAAGTGGATTCCCATTATTGTGGGCGTATCCGGCGGCGTTCTGGGTTTGGTGGGGATGCTGATTATGGCAGACTTTCCCGCAACGGACTATCTCACCGCCGTGGCGGTGGGCATTGTAAGCGGTCTGGCCAGCACCGGTGTGAATCAGATCGCAAAACAGATGAGTAATTAAAATTGCGCTCCCCGCAGGGGGACATTCCCGTGTCAGGGCAAGGGGAAAGAATCTTTGGCGCAAAGATCCCTCCCTCATACCCCCTCTGGCACAAAGGGGCGGAATTGCGATTCCTCCCCTTTGGAAACCCCACCTTGAGGACAAGGAACGGGGCGAGGACGAGGGGGCATAGATAGAATCAACAACCATTTTTTTGATTTGAAAGGAGAACAAATCATGGACAAGAAATATGCTGAGATCATCACTGAGGGCAAGAAGAACGGAAAGACCATCGAGGAGATTAACAAGCTGCTGAAGGAGGCGGGTGCCAACTTCCACCTGAACCCCGACGGCGGTACGGCAGGCTGGACTGAGGCGGAGATGGCCGAGGGCTTTATCCCCGCTGAGGAGGAACCCAAGGACGCCCAGCGTACCGTGGATATGCGCCGCCGTGAGGATCTGGCTGGCACCAAGCAGATCCAGTGGATCCCCGGCGGCAAGTTCGAGGTTACTTATGACGAGGACGGTTACGCCAAAAGCGCGGTGAGAGTCAATGACTGACATCTTTGACTGTGCTCGGGCGCAGGTCTACTATAACCCTGGGAAGCTGACGCCTGCGCAGATCAAAGCGAAAACCGGCTGCACGCACATCATCAACGGCTATCTGTTCAACGGCAAATTTCAGCCGGTTGGCTGGACGGTGATCAATGGGAAAGTTATCAGCCGGGATGCCTATCAGGATTGGGGCATTTCCATTGGCAGTGATGGCGCACCGAAGATGCTGACGGACCGGGGAGGATCTTTCCTCTCCGGCGTCCCTCTCCTGAAAGCGGGGGCCAAACTACACCGGAATCTGACGCCGGATGTGGCCCGGTCTGCGGCCCGGACGGCGGTAGGCTGGCTGGCCAACGGCAAGGTCTGCCTTTGGTGCGACAAGGCCAGCCTGACCCGTGACCAACTGCAGAACAAACTGCTGGGGCTGGGCGTGGTGGACGCCCTTATGCTGGACGGCGGCGGCTCCACGCAGGGCATTTTCCCCAAGGGCAAGGTGACCAGCTCCCGGAAGGTACCTACGCTGCTTTTGTTCTGGGAACGAAAGGCGGAGACCGCAAACCCTTCCCCGGCCCCAACCAAGCCGGAGGACCCGGCGCTGGCGTGGGGCAAGGCCAAGGGGCTGCTGACGGACAGCAATCTGGAGAAACCGGTGACCCGGGCGGAGCTGGTTCGGGCACTGTACAAGCTGAAAGGAGAATAGGCATGGATGTCAAGGTCTACTCTCTGGCCGCTGATGGGGACAAGTACCTGACTCCTCATTTCCAGGTGAAAGAGTTTCGCTGCCGTGATGGCAGTGACGTGGTTCTGATCCACGAGCAGCTCCCCTGGGATTTGGAAGCCATCCGGTATCAGGCCAGTCAAGAGCACGGCAAGGGGAAAGAGATTCCCCTCATTATCAACAGCGGCTACCGCACGGTGGCCTACAACAGCACGTTGAAAAATGCCAGCAAGCACAGTCAGCACCTTTACGGATACGCTGCGGATATTCACATGCCGGGAGTCTCTATCAAGGACCTGAAGCGATATGCCCGGAACGTGTCCCCCAACCATGGAGGCATTGGGGTATATGGCAGCTTCCTTCACTTTGATAAGCGAGAGGCCAAGGCCGACTGGACCGGCTGAGAAACCCAAAACCAAGAAAGCCCCGTGCCGCTGGAAACACGGCGGCATGGGGCAATATTAAAACAGAACATGACCGTTCCGCAGAGAAAACAGATGGGACGGAGAACATATAAAAACGATTCAAAAGGAGGGGCGGCTATGGGAACGAGTTGGAGCGAGATCATTTCGGACCATGCCAAGGTTTTTATTGATGACGTGAGACTGACGGATCAGGCGGCGGAAAGCCCTGCGCGGTTCCTCCGGCGGATGAGCCTGTACATGAAAAACGCGATCCCGGTATTCAACCGTCCCCCTGAGATGGTGGCTTACCTGAAAGAAGGACTGACGGAACCCGCCTACGGGGACAGCGCATGGGTCTCCACCTTGGAGAGCATTGCAAAGGAAACGAAGGTGGAGACTGGGATGACCGGCTACGAATTATTCTCCTGCGCACAGCGGGTGGAGCAGCCGGACGGCTCCGTAGTGCTGGCCCCGTATGCGGAGGCGGCGTATGACCCGGAGACCGGGACCGTGACCTTCCCCCCCCAGATGGATGCGGGAGTGCAGTACGAAATGGACTTCTACACCGACGGGGCCTTTGCCCATGACCTGACGGCGGAGCAAAAGCGGCTGTTGGGATTGTGCGTAGCATCCGTATGGGACGAGCGGTTTTTCCGCAACTGGCTTAGCGATGCGCCCAAGGATCATGACCGGAGTTTTAACCCGCCTAACGAGTCACAGTACATGGAAAAGGGCAACAAGAAGAAACTGCAAAACCGGGGGCTTTTGAACGAGGAATTGCGGAAGTATGAGCAGGACTGTGCATACGCCACGGCGTTCCGCCGATCTACGCGGCGGATAGAGCTGATCTGAAAGGAGGGGGCACATGGCAGATGTTAAGCGGAGCATGAAAAACATCAGCCTTTTGAGCGGAGGGAACGGCAGGGCGACCAACGCTCCGGCCCAATACCGGGACCGGAATCGGCAGTATTTTGCGGATGCCACGGCCCGGTTTGTGGAGGAAATGGCTCCTTACGCCACGGACTTTGTGACGGCCCGGATGCAGGGCTTGGTTCCCGGAGACTTCTACCGGTGGAGCACGAAGCGCATCCGACTCTCCGACACCACCAAGCAGGGCGTCAGCCTTACCCGGAAAACCGATGATCAGAAGGCATTTCTGGTGGCGGACGCCGGGGTGGACTACATCCCGGAGGGAGCCAAGGTGGAGACCATGGGTTCCTACTGGCTGGTAACGAACCCTTCTAATCTATCCAGCGCCACGGGGAACGGCATCATGCGGCGGTGCAACGCCGTATGGCGGTTTCTGGACTGGTACGGCAACATCCGAGAAGAACCGATCCTTGTGGAAAAGTCGCTGGCGCAGGCCACAGCCAACGATTTTCAGGAAATGACCCTCATCATGCAGGGATATTTCAACATCATCTGCCAGCGAAACGCCAACACGGAGCAGCTGGACCAGAACAGCCGCCTGATCTTAGGGCGGCGGGCCTACCAGATCACGGGCTACTCCGACGTGACGCAGGAGTTTACCGGGGACGATAAGAGCACACACCTGCTGTATTTCAACGCCAGAATGCAGGAGCCGAACCACGAGATCGACGATCTGGAAGCGAAGGTGGCAGGGGGAAAGAACTTCTCCTGGGCGGTATTTGTCACCGGGGCGCCCCGCATGACGGCGGGAGATGCCTTCCAATTCACCGCTGCTTCCCGGCGGAACGGGGCCGAGGTGGAGAACACCGCAGAACACCCGATCAATTATGTGTGGCGGTCGGACGATCCCAACGTGGCCACGGTGGATGCGGACGGAAAAGTGACGGCGGTCGCCGAGGGAACTTGCCGGATTATCGCCGCTCTGAAACAGAACCCGGCCTATGAAGGACGATTTGCGGTGACGGTAGAGGCGTCCGGCGAGAAAACGCCATCGGTGAAGTTTTTGAACGAGGTTCCCCGGTACATGGCCCCCTACGATGTGGAGACCTTGGAGGCGGCGCTGTTTATCGGCGGCGTTCGACAGGACACGGCGGTGGAGTGGACCTATGAGGGAGCCGCAGAGGGTTCTTACAGCGTGAGTGTCAATGGGAACCAGTTGACAGTCAGGTGCTGGGGGAACAGCCCGAAACCGCTGACGGTAACGGCCAGATGCGAGGGTGAAAGCGTCAGCGCGGAGATCGAATTGGAGGGCTTGTGAGATGGCAGAGAAGTGTCCATACGCTTACAAGCGGCCCGGAACGGTGAGCTTGCTGTGCGAGAAGCAGCCGGGGCAGAAATTCCCCATCTGCGGGCACCAGCATTTGTGCGGAGTGACCGGGCAGTGGGAGAACACGCCGCAAGCGGCGGTGTGTCCCCTGCGGGGGATTGACCGTGAGAAATTCCAAAAAATCTGAAAGGAATGACGTATATGGAATGGAAAAAGCTGACGGAGGAAGGGCTGCTGGCAGCCAGAGACTATGTACCCCTGATGGAAAAGGCGGCGTTTGCGGCGGAGTGCGCCGGACGGTGCTTTGACCGGATGGAAGTCCGGGTGGAGGGGGGACAGGTACTTCCCTACTTCAAGGAGAACGTGGAGCGGCGGAGCCGGTATCTCATGGGCGGCTTTGTGAAGCTGTATCTGGGAGAGGACTTTGAGCCGGTGGAAGGCGAAACCTACCTCATGTCCGCCGACGAGTATGACCGGTGGGCCGGGGGTCACATCTTCAACCAGATCGACCGCATGAAGGGGAAGGCGCCGAACCTGCGGGACAAAGCCTTTGACCTGTTGGCGGATTACCGTGATCTGGAAAAGATGCTGAAAACGGAGATTTACGGGATGCTGCAAGCCATGAACGATCCCGTGAGCCGGTTTCAGGACCTTGCGGCGCAGAGCATGACGCCGGAGGCGGTGCAAAAGACGCTGGACGATCTAAAGGAGGCCCGGAGCGCCTTTGACGCGGCCTTTCAGCAGCGGAAGGACGGCGCACAATGAACCCGGCCTTCCACAGCCCCACCTATCCATTTGAGAGAGTCCAAAGCGGGTTTCTGACCTTCCGTGGGGCGGAGGAGATTCCCCACAAGCTGTTGACCTATCTGATGGACCTGCCGCTGCCGGACGGCTACGAGCCGGTGGATGACAACACCCGCCCCCGTGTCCGGCTGATGAAATACCTCTGGCATGACGGGGCCAAGCCGCTGGGAGAGCGGCTGCCTACGGCCAAGGAGAAGCAGAGCCTTCTTTTTGACGGGAACGAGCCTGTGGTAGACAGCAACACCCAGCGCCGCAAGCACCCGAAAGGGTATCGCCTTTACGCCCAGAAGTTCTGGGGAGAAGCCCAGACGGAGGCGAAAAGCACGATCAAATGTTATTTGGGCCGCATTTTTTCACAGACGCCCTTTGACGCGCGGATCGGGATCACGTTTGTGATCTCCTGCAACGTGAACCAAGAGACTACCACCAAAACGGAGGCATACGCCCGCTCCTACGATATGGAGCAGTGCATCATCGAAGCACTGAACGGGGTGAACATAGCGGGGATCGGCGTGTGCGACTTCTCCCGTATCGCCCACGCAGACAACGGGAGCCGCCCGGTGTATGACCAGACGGGCACGGTAGTGGGCCGGGAACTGAAAATGAGCATCCATTGGGCGGAGAGCGAAGCCGCCATGGGGGACACCATTGAGGACTACTAAATTCACAACGGGAGGACAGCCACCATGACCATGGAAGAAGCAGCCGTAAAAATAGAGGGCCACGAGCACGAGATCAAATCCTTGAAGCACCGCATGGACGATGTGGAGCGGGATCAGCAGGCGCTGATCAAGCTGACTGCCAGCGTAGAGGTAATGGCGACCAAGCAGGAAGAGATGGGGACAAAGGTGAGCCGGATCGATGAAAAGATGACGGAAATGGAAGGGAAGGCCGCCAAACGGTGGGACAGTCTCGTGGACAAGGTGATCTGGCTGATCGCCGGGGCCTGTATTGTGGCGCTGTTTGCCAGCGCGGGCATTACCATTTGATTTCAGATATCGGAGAGGATGAATTAAAAGATGGAACTCTCACGGAATATCAAGCGGGCGGCGGACCGCTACGAACCCATAGAAACCGCCGGACTGACCCTATGGCCCATCCGAGTCTGTGAGCAGGAGGAATTTGAGATGGCGAGACCGGCCATTGACGTGATCCAGCAGGCGCTCCCTGTGCGCTATGCGGTCATGCCTCTGCTGACAGCCTATTGGGTCATGGATCTGGAAAGCATGGAGCGGGGGGAAGAACCGGTGGGCCTTTTTAACCGGGCGCTGGCGTTTTTGGCGCTGGCGCTGCGGCTGGGGGAGGGCCGGAGCCTTTCGGACCGCATCCGCCTGTTTCATGTGAAACTTTCACCTGAAAACACAATGGATTTAAAGGGGATATGCTTTACATGGAACGGTGAGGAAGAAATCACCATTACCCCGGTACAATTCCAGCGACTCAGGGCTATTCTGGCCTATCAGAACGGCATTGAGCTGACAGATGAGGACGCCAACCCGGACCTGTTGGAAGCGGAGGCGGAGCTGGCCCGGAGAAACGGGCCGAAGCTGCGCCGGGACCCGGCCGCTCTGCTTTCCTCCATCGCCCTGTTTACGGGCTGTGAGGAAACAGAGATGGACGAATGGCCCCTGCTGAAGCTAAAACGGCGTCAGGAAGCCATCCAGCGGGCGGCAGATTATCTGATCTGCGGCATTTCGGAGGGCAACGGCGTGAAGTGGAAGGGCGGGAACCCTGTACCCCACCTTTTCTATGACCGGGAGCGGGAGGACGCGGGGGCCATGACCCCGCTGAGCCAATTTACCAACAACAAGGAACAAACTTAAAAGGAGTGTGAACAGACATGATCACTTTTACTGACAAGAGACTCTACCCGAAGGGCATTTGCTCCGCACAGCTTCAAGACCCTGTTACCGGCGAGGTTCTGAGCCAGAGCGACAAGTTCTCCACCGGTAACATCCAGTTCTCCGGCAACATCGACCCTCTGCGAGCGGGCCTTGGCAACGGCGTTGCCACGATTGTTGCCAGCGACAGCGATACGCAGGTGAACTTCACCCGCGCGGACTTCGACCTGATGAGCAAGATGATGGCTGTGGGCGGCACCGTGAGCTACAACGCCGTTTCTCCCGTCTGTCAGACGCTGGAGGCCACGGGCACTTCCCTGAAGGCCGACGTGAGTAAGCTGGTGCCTGTGGCCCAGTACGGCTATTCCTCCATTTTCTGCTACGTGCAGGAGGTGGGCGCGGCTTCCTCCTACTCTGTGGGCGGCGTTCCTTATCCCATTGACCCCGCCACCGGTGCCATTACCGGCTTCACCGCTGAGAGCGGCAAGAGCTACAAGGTGTGGTACTTCGCCCGGAAGCCCGCGGCTCAGGTGGGCGTGGTGCACAGCGCCTTTAACGGCCGCATCGTCCACTTCACCGCGCAGATCGCCGTATACCAGAACGTGTCCGGCAAGAACAAGGGCACCCGCTGGGGCTGGGCCTACCTGATCGTGCCCCGCCTGTATCTGAACCCCGAAGGGGCCAACACCACCGGCGACCAATCCAACTACGATACCACCACCATCACCGGCCGCGCCATCAATGAGGACGCCGACGTGATCTCCGCCGAGTGCGACGCCTGCGGCGGCATGGGCACTTCCGCCTACATGGTGCTGGTTCCCGACGAGGAAAGCGACGAGGTGGCCGGGATCGCTGTGATCGGCGGCGTGGTGAGCGTGGCCGCCAGTGGCACTGCCCCCGTGAATGCCAAGCTGGTCATGAAAAACGGGGAACTGGTGACGCCCTCTCCCGCAAGCCTGCTGAAGTACACCGTGACCGCCGGGACTGCTACCGGGACCACGGTCTCCACGGACGGCATTGTGACCGCCGGGAGCACACAGGGCACCGGGAGCATCGCCATCCAGTATCCCGCCGAGGGGGCGGCCAAGTACACCGCGCAGGCGGTTCTGGAAGTCACCGGCGAGTAAGGGACACACCAAAAACGCCTTATCCTAAGCGTTGGATAGGATGAGCCGAGCGGGGCTGACTGCCGGGGAAACCCGGCGGTCGGCTCCGCTTTTTGTTCCCCGGCAGACGGGAGAGCATGAGATCCTCATGCTTCGGCGTATGCTTGGGACCATTTTCGTGAGGTCACGAACATGATGGAAAGGAGCGGGGATATGAGCGGGAGCGCATCTGCCAGGATCACAGGGCTGGACGAGGACATGGCGGCACTGGAACAGCGGTTCAAGGCGGCGCTGGCGGGGGCCATGCCCACGCTGCGGGAGGATCTGTCCCAATGCCTTTTCGAGCACGTGCAGGGCGACGTATACGAAAAATTCGACCCAAAGGAATATATCCGGCGGGGAGAATACGGCGGCTTGGCCGACATAGACGGCAACACGGAGTTTGCGGTGACAGAGGACAGCGTTTCCATGGACTACCAGCCCAGCGGCGAGAGCGAACAGGTGGAAAACCCGCTGAACGGAGACGCACTGATCGGGCGCATTGAACATCTGGACCCGCCCTATGACTGGACCCGGAGGCCACCGGCCAGACCGTTTTTTGAAAATTTTGTCACGGAGCTGGTAGAAGGCGGACGGGCGGAGGAAACGCTGGTACGGGCCATGAACCAACAGGACGCAGAATTACAGATCGAAGCCAACGGCTACACGGGCCGGGAGGGTGACGAAGGATATTGAAGTAAAGGCAGGGCGGTGAAGCATGGCAAAAATTATCTTTAAAGGCGTACCCGATTTTACAGAGGTCCGGGCGGAGATCGCAAAGCTGAAGCAGGAGGTCGCGTCGGTTTCTTCCACGAAGGTGAATCTGAACAGCACGGCGCAGGGGCTGAACGGCGCGGCCAATGCCGCCGGGAAACTGGCGGGGAACTTGCAGAAGGTCTCCACCACCTTTGACGCAAACGGGCAGGCCACGCGGCAGGTGCGGGATTTCTCCGCACGGCTGGGAGAGACCACCCGCGTGGTGGCGACGCTGAACAAGGAGACGGGGGATCTTGCTGTGACCCAGCAGACCGTGACCCGGAACTACCGACAGCAGGCCCAAGCGGCGGAGAAAGCCGCTGCCGCGGAACTGAAAGCCACCCGGCAGGCCAACGCCTATTTACAGCAGCAGACCAGAGCAGCGCAGAACACCCCTTATAATCCCACATCGATCCAGCGGCAGATCGAGGGCATGGTGGGCATCGGGAACGCCGCCAAGAGTGCGGCGGACAGCGCCGGTGTATTTGAAAGAGCGTTTTTGAACACCTCCGATAAAGTCCAGAAGGGCACGAAGGAGATGACCGAGAAAAACGGGCTGTTAGGGGACAGCTTCACCAACGTCTACCTGAAAATGCTGCAATGGCAGGTGATGGGCACCATCGTCTCCAAGACCATTGGGGCCTTCCGGGACGCCATTTCCACCATGAAGGCCGTGGACGATGAAATGGTGACGGTCCGCAAGGTAACTGGCTTTACAGCAGAGCAGATGGAGGAACTGCGGGACCGTGCCTATGAGACGGCATCGGCCTACGGCGAAGCGGCGGACGAATATCTGAACTCCGTAGCGGCGTTTGCCCGTGCCGGTTATGGCGAACAGGCGGACGCGCTGGCGGAGCTGGCCACCAAGACAAAACTGGTGGGCGACACCAATGCGGAAACGGCACAGCAATTCCTGTTGTCCGTGGACGCGGCGTATCAGTACAAGGGCAACATTGAAGCATTGACCAAGGTGCTGGACGGCGCCAACGAAATCGACAACAAGTACGCCACCAGCATTGAAAAGCTGGCGGAAGGCTTGGGGACCGTGGCTCCCGTGG